CATGCCCTTTTTTGCTTTACTAATTCGACTTCTATTAACCTCAACATAGCCTTTCCTGGCCAAGATAAAAGCGTTTCTAAAGATAGTGGTTCTATCAAAGAATACTTTTTTGGAAAATGAACCGATGTTAATAAAATCACTCTCTTCATTTAACAGCATCAATAAAAATAGAAACTGCTTATGGCTGACCTTCTCTCCTTTGAAGAAGTTTCGGTAGTAATTGGCAAGGCATCGTTCAAGCGCTGAAAAAAATATCAAAGGGTCTCTTTTTAATAAAGACCCTATGCCGTCTTTGTCTATAGAGTTCTGAGAGAAGTCTATACCCCCATTCTTGAATAGTTTTAGGATAGACTCTAGCTCATTGCGTTCGTAAAATTTCATTTATTGTTATCCTTTTAACATGAGCAACTAAAAAAGTTTGTTTTACTAGAGGCTGGGACCTTTGTTGCTGTAACTATTTCGAAATGATGCCAAAAATTCTCATCAAGTTCTTCACCTTCAAAATCAGATCCACTTACAAGCTGACACCCCATCCAGATATGCTGGTTAGCGGCTTCAATAAGGGATTCAGCTGTTATCACTGCTTTTTTTGGGTCATAAGATGCTTTTTTTACAGGGAAAGTATCATGACCACTATACGGGTCACACTCATATCTTTTTCTATCCAATGACTCGGCATATTGTTTAATCCACTCGTAAGACTCTTCATAAGAACCAGCTTTAACCGAATATTCATCTGGAAATTCTGGATTTGACCAAACGCTTCCTGTTAAATTAATCTGTGACTCAATACGTTCATCTGGAAATGCCGGATGTGACCAGACATGCCGTAACGAATTAATCTGTCTAGGGTATATCACAAGCCAAAAATACTGCCCTGGTAGAACGACTTGTTTTAAGAAGGGATCGACTATCCCCACTGGCTCTTTAGTCGTCCCATCCGCCCCAACGTCTTGACCTGGGTGTAATTTCTCTTTGGCAACCACTGGACAAACAGCTAAGTGAATAGCATCACGCTTTTGGTTCTCGTCTATGATAGTCCCTAGCGTTTCTAGAGCGTCTGTAGATACCTTCCTTTTATCTCCGTCTCCAATATTATCACTCATTTTATGAACATCCCCTACATATCATGTCTCTCAAAAAAACGGTCCATAATTTACCAACAAAAACTCCCATTAAGGAGAAACCAACCGTTGTAAAAGTACTATCCCCTACCATAGAAATCGCTCTCATAATATGATATTGTATTAAAACTGAAATCATATATACAAAAAAACAGTCCATCATTACCTCCAATTCTATCTATAAGTCCTAATTAACAAAATTAATCCAACCATCTTAATAACTTAATCGTTATTTTTTACCCCAACAGCTTAAACACACATCTCCCACCTTAACTTCAACCGGACTCATAAAAGCTGCGGCTACAATAACAACGATTATACCTATTATCACATTCCTAACTACTATTAGGTTTTCAATTTTTGACCTTAACCTCCCATTCTCAATACAATATTTTTCTAAAATTTCTCTACAAGAATCTGATTCGCAAGATTCTTTTAAACTTTCATCTGTCATTTTACATTCATCTATATCACTCATTTTCTATTCTCCTTCAAATAATTAAAAACAGTTCCATACAATGAAACCAAAGCACCCATCAGAAGGCCACAAAATGTTATCTTTGGGAACTTTATTAACAATAAAATAATAGAACAAAAAAATAAAACAATTATAAAAATAATACAAATTGCCTGTAAATGAATTTTTAACTTTTTCTTACTCATTTTCTATCCCTCAAAACGGCACATCATCTTCGTCATCACCAGAAAACCCCTGAGAAGCTTCACTGTAAGACCTAGCCCCCATCGATTTAGCAGGAGGTAAAGGCATCGGCATAAAGTCTTCTTGATTCTCGCCCCTGACATTTCCATTCGTATTGGCGTTTCTGCCATCCTCCGGCATAACAATTAAATTGTTTGCATTAATAGAAATATCCTTCCTGTCAATCCCTGACTTATCTTTCCACTGATTGGTTTTAATAGCTCCCTCTACGTATAAAGCAGAACCCGTTTTAACATACTTCTCAAAAATCTCAATTAATGGACCAAAACAACTAATTTTATGCCATTCAATAGCCTCTTTTTTATTCCCTAACTTATCTATCCAGGAACTGGTCGTACATAAAGTAAAATTAAGGAACTTAATGCCTCGATCTGATGTGTTGATAATGGGGTTTTTACCTACCCTTCCAATTAACATAACTTTGTTTAAACATCTCATCAAATATCACTCCTATAAAAATAAAACATTTATAGATTGTAAAAATAAACTACCCATTTTTTAATTCTCTCTAAAATTCCTAATTTGACATAATCGCTTTCCCACACATCCTCCCTATTTCGCATCACATAACACCTAAAATTATCATTGGACAGGTTCATATACGTGATGTCTTTGTCCTTCACCATAAAAACTTCTCTGTTACTAACGTCCATTACCAACACCCACGTTATGCTTTCAGGGTTTAACTCACATAAAGCAAAGTCATAATAATATTTATAGAAATACTCTATCACTTTAACTTCTCGAAGAACCTTCAATTCTTTATCACTAGATTCTTCATAAACATTTATGAATATCCTATCAACCAAGAAAGCCTCCGTTCTTTCCACAAAACTATCCTTATTTTGGAACTTTTATGATAGTAGGATCTTTAATCCTAATATAATATTTTCCAATTTGTCTATCAAACACGACTTCTTCTATATCATCACAATTCGTATTATTCTCAACCATTATTTGAGAATTGGCATCATTAATTATTCGAACATCAGAATCAATATACTTCCTAAGCTTTTGCAACGAATCAATAAGTTCATCAATCTTCATGCTTTATGCCCCCTGCGCCGCTGATTTCCGAATCTCGTCCAAATGATATAACTTATCAACCAATTCATGCATCGTATTCTCAGACAAATCCTTCAAATCAGTTACATTGCTATTAGCCTTCCACCGCTCTATCGTCCTGGGCTGAATGTTCCAATAATTAATCAACCTAAGTAACTCACCATAAATCTTGACAGGCCCCTTCTCCTCAACATTAGCTGCTTTCTGAACCTCTCCATTTCCAGCCTCATCAACATAATTCTTATAATATTCTTCTCCTAAGCTAGTAGCCTTGGTTGCATTTTGATCAGAATCAGTTTGTCTGAAATCCCGACGAACTGATTTTCTTGCGTCAGCCTGAGCCACAGGAACGCTTACGTTAGACCCCGGGAGAATGTTTAGCATAGCGGGTAATCCAACGGGTGGATTGTAGCCGTCGTCTTTGGCCTCAAATCCTTTGCTAGGGACGTTTTTGGGTAAGGGTAATGGTTTAGGATGGGTAAGTGGTTTTTTCTTGTCCTTGGCCAAAATTTCCCCATTGTTGTCGAACTCTTCGTAGTCTTGGGCTTCCTCCTGAGTAACAATGCCTTTGAGAATGTCTGAGAACCGGTGTTTCATAATCTTCCCCTGAGCACGCCAGGTCATCATCGCCACCGGATCGGTTACCCACGGACTAGGTATCATCTGTCCATCAGATTTCCGCTTAACCATCTTTCCCCACAGCCCAGCCCGTTTAGCGTCTTCCTGGGTGTAAGTAACGGTCATCTCATCCATCCCCTTGCGCTTCATCGTCACCGTCACCGCCGTATTGTCTTCATTCGAAATTGTTCGGATGTTCTCAAGTTTTCCAGAAGCTAGGCAAAGCGCTAACAAAGCTTCACCAGGCACAGAAGGAACCCCATTGAAAATTCTTACCCACCACACCGATTGCATCGGCGATAACCCAATCTCCATCCCATACTGAATCGCACATATAACTTTGTAAGGATTGTTACGATACGCATAAGGACATAACTCTCCAGCCTCCGCAATCAGCTGCGCACACTGCCAAGCAGACTTTAACGTTGAAAAATCCATCACACCCATTTTGCTATCCATCTTCATTCCTCCACCTATCGCAAAGTAATAAAACAACATTAGTGACGATACACACATTTGTCAAGTAAGAAAATAGATATTTTTTATGTAAGATATTTTCTATTATTTGGAAACTAACCTTCAAACTATAATAAGTTATGCACAGTATTATTATTTAAACATTATAAATTCTATAGGTATTATTATTTAAATATTTATTATATATTATTATTTTTAATATATAACATCTATATGATATTAATATATATAATATATAATAAATATATATATATTATAAAAAAAGAAATATTATATAATAATTATTATTGAGGAAGGCCAATTTCTCTGTTGAAAACACGATTTTTCCTTTATTTTCAATAACTTATCATGTGTAAAACCTGTTAATAACTTGTTGATAAACTGTTTACAAATTGTGGATGATTATGTATAACTTTGTTGTTATTATTCGCAAGGGAATTTACAAAAACTAGACGAAAGGTTAAGAACAGGGACTTAAACGGACTTATGCACAAGTTTTATGTTAGCTTCTAAGTATGAATTAGATAAAGCAATTCAGATTTTTTCTGGCAAGTTAAGGCTGAGGAAGGCGTTGAGGTGTAGTCGGGATGAATTTTGCGCATGGTATGATGGTCGTCAAAAAATCCCCGTAGAGCAGGCTTTGGTTTTACATGAGATTACGGAGGGGGTGGTAAGATTATCGTCTCTTAGGCCTGATATTTGGGGAATGAGGGTTATTAAAAAAATGCTGGAGGAGGAAGGTTATTTTGTTACTAGGCTTGAAGACAAGGAAGGTTAGGAGTAAGCCTAAGAAGGTGAAGGGGGAGGCGGCCGAGCAGAGGAAGTTTTTTACTTGGTTGTCTTATAAGAACCCGTACCTTCGCAGGATTTGTTTTGCGATACCCAATGGGGGGAGTCGTCATTTTTTAGAGGCGATTAACTTAAAGAATCAGGGTGTAACGCCTGGCGTTCCGGATGTATTTATAGCATTGCCTAATAACCGTTATCATGGATTGTTCATAGAATTTAAGTTTGGCCGGAATAAGACCAGTAGAAAACAAGTTGAGATGATAACTCTTTTAAAACAAAGAGGCTATCAGGTTAGTGTGTGTTATTCTAGTGAGGAGGCGCAAAAAGCGCTTGAGGAATATACAGAGGAATTAGAGGATATAAGGGATGAGTCAAAAGACGAAGATTAGGTTACGCGCTAAACATCTATCGGGAAGGCTTCATTTAATTGCTGCGTGTCCGGTATCTGAAGCGCTGTTCGAGTTAATTAAAAATAGATCAACTATTTTTCCTGTTGAGCTTCCATTGTTAGTGAGGATGGGGTTTGAGATAGAATATTCAGGGGACTTAAGGGAATTAAAGGAAGAGAAAGAGCGAGAGGGGGTGAATGTATAAAATAGTTATAATTACCAAAGGATATAAGGAGCTTTTTTATATGGCTTGAGATTACCAGCCTTTTCTAATAAAATATCCTTACTTTCCAATAAATAAAGATAATCATTCTCCAATAAATTTTTATAAAACCGATCATTAGAATTTATAGTATGTGTTTCACCGTTACGTAATGTTACAATAAAATAACTCTCATGGTGTTCAATAGATTGTATTGGTTGCAATGCGCCTTCAATATATTCCCCATAAATACTAAGAATAATTAGATTGTTCATGTTAGTACTATTTCATTGGTTTTTATTGTTCTATTATCTCCATTATAAAGCTTTATAATAACGTTATCTCCTTTATATTCTACAGATTCTACGTCGTGCGTGGCATATAATGAAATAAGCGTTAATCCATTAATGTCCTGATGATGTTCAATATAATCCTGATAATGTTCAATACAAATATTTCTAAATTTCTCCATGTTTCATCCTTTTTATATGAAGCCATATTGCCTTATAGGGACCATTACCAACCTCTTCTAATAAAAACTTCCTATTTCTTACTAAATTAGTATAAATTGGGTCTTTTTCTAATAAATTAGTGTAAATTGGATCTTCCGAACTTATAGTTCTTGTTTCACCGTTACATAATTTTAAAGTAATATGACCCTCATGGTGTTCAATAGATTCTATCTCTTGTAAGGTGCCTTCAACATATTCTCCATAAATGCTAAGGATGATTTTTTCCTTATAAAACATCTTCATAGGCATCTAATTACTAACTGCCTTCTCTATACTAGCTCCCTTCTCGAAGAGTAGCTTAACGATATCCCACTGTTGGTCCATGATTGCCCACCGTAGGGCAGTTAACCCTTTATTAGGCCCTTCTACTGGAGAGGCGTCTAAGTTCTTAGCACCTTTGTTTAACAATAGCTTGACGATATCCCATTGTTTTCCTGCCGCAACCCACAGAGCGGGTAGTCCTCTGGTTGGACCTTCTGATGGACAAGCATCTAGATTTCCAGCTCCTTTCTCTAACAATAGCTTGGCGATATCCCATTGATCTGCAGCAACTGCACACCATAGGACAGTTATTCCTCTAGCGTATCCTTCTGCCGGACAGGCATCTAAATTCTTAGCCCCTTTATCTAACAACAGCTCGACAATATCCCATTGCTGCTGACCGGTTGCATACCAGAGGGCGGTTATCCCTCGATTGGGTCCTTCTGCCGGACAGGCATCTAAGTTCTTAGCGCCTTTCTCTAGCAACGCCTTAACGATATCCCACTGCCTACGAACGGCTGCGAACCACAAGACAGTTAGTCTTTGATAGTATTCTTCTACTAGACAGGCGTCTAGGTTTATAACGCCTTTATCTAAAAGTAGCTTAACAATGTGCCATTGCTCGCAGTTGGCTGCCCACCATAAAGCAGTCAGTCCCCGATAGAGTCCAACTTCAATTACCATATTAATGTCAGCCTTGTTCTCCACCAACTTCTCTACTATCTGAAGGTGGCCACCTGCCGCAGCAAGCATTAACGGACTACCAAAATTCGTTGAAGATTCGTTGACTAAAGAAGGATCTTGTTCTAATAACTTAGAGACAACTTCTAACTCTCCTTTATTGCAAGCTTGGATAAACTCAGAAGATAAAGACATAGGCATCTAATTACTAGCTCCATTATCAACTTCATTATCAACTCGTTTAATACCAAGCAACTCAAATTTATCATGCCCACAAGGCGCTTCATAATGAAAATAAGGAGCTCTATTGCAGTCACAAGACATATTACCTTTTTTCCACTTATATTTTAAAGAGTAATCTTTCAACCTTTCACTTCCCTCAATATCGTATTCTTCTATAAAGCTTATCACTTCATTTGAAGAAGTATCCTTTAACGTTATCTTGTAGTTCGCCATTTTTTTCTCCTTATTACTGGTTTTTAATAAATTGGCATAGTAAATACCATATAGCATCTGATGGACTGTCTCTTCTACTACCTTATTCATGGTCTTAATAATATTCATCTGTTCCTTTATTATCTCATTAGCCTGTAACTTACTACCAGTTTTAAGGTTAACCTCATCCGTGACAACAGCATACAGTTTATCAAAAAAATCACTCGACATATTATATCTCCTTAATTAATAGTTAACTTCTTTAAGCAATTGACTATCTCTTCTAAATTACTCACCCTCTCCACATCTTTTCTGACATGAACCTTTCCATTAAAAATATAGCCAGGAATCCCATTAATGCAAAACTGAACAATATTAACCCCTTTGGTCTCCCGAAAATCTGTCTTGATAAAATCAAGCCTGCCAGAGAACTTAGCCCCCGTTAAATCTGAATTCTCAAAGCTGGTTAAATATGACAATGGGTTCTTAATCACTGCCCCCTTTAAGCTCGCTCCCTTAAAGATTGCCTCAGAGATATCACAGCAATCTAAGAAGCAGTTATCCAATATTGCCCCATTCAACTCTGCCTTTAGTAAGGAAGAAGATCTAATCGCCGCCCTTCTAAACGAAGAAAAGACTAAGTTACATTTATCTAAAATGACACAGGATAAGTCTAAATCATCAAAAACCATGTGACTTAAGTCCATCCCAGAGAAATCTATCAACCTTTTGTTAAAAATATTGTCTAAACGTGACTGAGTTAAGCTAAATGCCCCAGATGATTTATAAATCATATTATTTTTAAACCTATTAACTAACTCTACACGGCTTTCGCCTTCGCTTAACATAAGTTTTACTCCTTATGTGAATGTAAACCCATTATATACACGTTTAAAAATGATTGCAAACTCTACTACAATGGTGGGTTGGAATTTTACTGAGGGAACAGAAATGGAAAAAGATAAAGAATTGGAAGAAAAAAAGAAAGAGATTTTTAAGGCAGAGAAATCCTGGAAAAAGAAGAACAAGTACACGCCTAGGGGAAATGCGCCTTACCGGTTTCAGAAAGGTAATCAGGTGGGGGTGAGATTTGGATATGGTCAGAGCCGAGAAGGGGGCGGCAGACCCAAGAATCCAGATAGCATCTTAAAATCCATGAAATATGCGGCTGAAGAGTACGGGATGTCCGCTTACGATATATCTTTAGAAATATTAAAGTTAGGCATGGATAAGAACATCGACCCAAAGGTTAGGTTCAACTTCCTAAAAGAAGCTAACCTTAGGATTTTCGGGATGCCTAGTAGCTCTGTAGAAGAGGCCCTACAAGCTATCAATAATCGAGATAAAAGAACCTTCGACTTAAGCATCCCCTTGCTAGAGGCTACCGTACAACGAGATATCCATAACATCGTTAAAGAGCTTATTAAGCAAGGAAAGCTGGACGAGGTAGTAAGAAATATAAAAAATGAATGAAGCCGAGGTTCTGTTAGAGAAGTGCTATTGTGAAAACTCTCTGCATTACTTCTTAAAGAAAGCCTGGCCAGTTATTGAGAGTGAAAGAAATCCATTTATTGACAGCTGGCATATTAGGGCTGCTTGTGAACACTTAGAAGCTGTTCTACGTGGAACAATTCCCAAGCTCATGGCTAATATTCCCCCTAGAACAGGTAAGACCAATCTGTTTTCGGTGGTGTTTCCTGCTTGGGCATTTGTTATCGATCCAAGTATAAGGTTTTTGTTCGCCTCTTATGCTCAAAAGATTTCCCTAGAGCACTCTAGGCTTTGTAGGATGTTGATTGAGTCAGAGTGGTACCAAAACTTCTGGGGGGATAGAGTCATTATCTCTAAAGACCAATCCACTAAGAGTCATTTTACCACCACTGAGAACGGACATCGAATTGCTACCAGCGTTAGAGCCGGCGGTACGGCTTTGGGTGGGGATTTCTTAATCATGGACGATCCAAATGATGCCAAAGATGGAGAGTCAAAAGTCACTCGGGAAGCCGCTAATGACTGGTACTCACGTGTCTGGGCTTCTCGATTAAACCCAGGAAAAATAGGAGCCTTAATATTAGTACAACAAAGGGTCCACTACATGGATGTGTCTGGCTATCTAGAGAAGAACGATAGCGGCTGGGTAAAATTATGTCTACCAATGGAATATGAGCCATCCAGGAAATGCAAAACAGTCCCCCTACCCTCTACCAACGGTAAACCATGGGAAGACCCTAGAACAAAGGTAGGAGAACTATTATGCCCTGATTATCTTAATGATAAAAAAATTAAGGAAAAGAAGATACAGTTAGGCTCCTATAATTATGCAGGACAGTATCAGCAAAATCCCGCTCCGACAGGCGGTGGCGTTATTAAGCGAGAGTGGTTTAAAGTCTGGACCAAAGAAGAGCTGCCCACTATAATTTATATTCTGCAATCCTGGGATACCGACATGACCGGGAACTCTTCAAAAAAGAATGAGGATAGCAACTCCGCCTGCATTACCCTGGGACTGTTTAGAGATGAGAAGAGCATCAACAATGTATTAATCATGTATGCCTGGCAAGACAAAATAGAATACCCCAGTCTTCTAGAGCGTGTCCTCAGGCTGTATGCGAACTGCTCTGACATCGGAGAGGAGCCTAAGCAATCCAAAAAATCTCTTCAACCTGATGTGGTTATCGTAGAATCCGCCGCACAAGGACATGCTGTGCTCTCTGAATTAACCGCCAAAGGAGTACCAGCCAAAGGATTTTATCCCAGAAACTATGGAGATAAAGAAAATAGAGCCCGCATTGCTAGCACCTTTATTGAGAACCATAAAATCTGGGTAATGGGAGAAGATTTAAAAACCCTCAAGCCAGACCATGAAATGCTAGTATCAGCCTGTGAAGTATTCCCTAAAGGTGAAACCAATGACTTAGTAGACGCCTTAAGCCAAGCTATCATCTACTTAAGAGAAAAAGGTATGCTGGTACACTCCCTCGATATGAACTTCGATAGAGGCATCTATCCAGAACACCAAATGCCAGAGCATCACCCCGACAAAAATAAACATCTGGTAAAAAAGTAGTTATAATACTGAATTTTTTGGGGAGTGAGATGAGAGAGCTAGACATTATAATAGACCAAGACTGGTTTCAATTGTGGAAGCACTCTTATTATCCTCCGACACGAACTGATGTTAGAAGTATCACTAGTCTTTATTCTCCTCATTTGATTGATGGTGTTGAGAAGTTCTCAAACGGTACTTTCACTACCGCTGTGACCTTTGGTGCATTCACTAACAAAAATAAGAAAAACTGCTTAATACTGTTCTCGGTTTTCCCTCCACTCTCACTAAATCCTAACCAGGTTATCACCAACGCTAAAAACCTTTGCTGTAACTATTTAAATAACTCATCTCTACTAATTGAAGGGGTATCCCCTAGCTATATGGTGGTTCCATCGGATGAAATCAGAAATCCCCTTATCTCAGAAATCCGTAAGAATAAAGCGGAAGTAATGGTCCAACAGTTTAAATATCTAGACTTCGGTAAGACGCTAGACAATCTATTGAAACGAGCATTAAATCGAATAGCAGAGAATCGTATTTATTTGATGTCCGATCCTTTTGACCATAATAAGTTAAGGAACCAAGACAATGGCTTTATGAAGACTGTTTTAAATTATCCTGAAGAGCGCTCTAGGGGGATAGTGTGGTGCTTGACTCAAGCAATTCTGTTTCTTGAACATCGTGGATATTTTCAAGACAGAGCTGAGGAGAAGAAGATAAACAATCGATTAATGCCTTATTATGGTATAGACAACGTTTAACACTTAAACTTATTGATAAACAATATTCCTTTCTTTTTAGGACTTATATGCTGCCCTGATTCCGCATAATCTTCTTGTATAAAATTGTTGGTCTCAAAAATAATAGGTATCCACCTTGGTATAAGTTTTGGTATATATTCATCCGTATAACCAAACTTAAGGCAATATCTAAACCTATGGTAATCTACCTTCAAGCTACGAATTAATTCAAACCCTCCATTATAATTTTTCAATATTTCATCAACTTTATCTACGACTTCATCGCTATTATATAAACTACTTGCGATGGGTGTCATGACTTCATCGTTACTATATAAACCACTTTCGACGGGTGTATTATCTAAATCTTTAATTATAGGATTAATCTTTTTAAGATAATTTAATGCTGACTTAGAAAAAGTTAAAATCATTCCCTCAACCTGCTTTTTACAGTGGGAATCCAACTCCCTCCATAATATCCCTGTTGGAGCAGGGTAAATCACGCAACAATATGAATCACATACATTAGGAGTTAAAGTAACTTTAATTTTATCCTTTAAAATTTTCTTCTTGAATCGCCTTAGTTGCTCTAAATCATTAATACTCATGCTTTTAATATTTCTTCTGAAATAGTCTTTACAGAAAAATTAATAATTGGAACATCAACTTGAACCTCTATTTTAATAGAAAATTGATAATCATCCACAGGGGATGGACGAGGAAATAAGTTAAAAATAAGACGCTCAAAATAATTACCAACTGGAAGATTATCCATAGCAACTGAAAACTTATCATAATAATGATTAAGAAGATTATTCATAATGACAAGATTATCATTAGTGTGATGATTTTCACTACGAAGATTGTCAAAATAATTACTAATACGATTATAAATATTCTCTTTAAGAGAATCAGCAGCCGCCTTTAAGGCCTCCTTTCTTGTGTCTGCTTGAATGACGACATCCGGAAAATCAGGAAATAATACTGAATAACCACCGGTGTCTTGCTCTTTTATGACTAATGGATAATGTGTAGCAAGTTTCATATTACATTGTCCTGGAATATACTGATAATCATTAATACTCATACTTTTCTTCTACCTTCATCCTTTCCTCTTCCATCATAATCTCTTCTTCCAGCACTCGCTGTATCAACTCTTCCCTAACAATGTTAACGTTCTTTGGCGCCTGAATGCCAATCTTAGCAACGCTATGCGAGTAGGAGTTAAATATATCCAATAACTTTATCTGTATCTCTGTACCATCCTCTAAAAATAAATAAAAACTCTGATTCTCAAACCTACTTAAAATAAGCATCCTCTACTCCTTATAACTGCGACAATACGTCCTCTTTTGAAGAGACTAGGGTTAACTCAAATAATTGAGCGCCACAATTGGTCCTCTTCAATCTTTTTCCAGTCATCTTTAAAAATTTGCCGACTACTACAATTATTAACGGGCTGAATACTCCATGAATTTGCTTCGTTAGAGTTCTCCATCATCTTAACCCTTATAACTTCATAAGAAAAACTATTGGGCTCAAAAGTATGTATAACCCTATAACGCACAATACTATCATCACTTTCAATGTTTGTTGCTAAGCTAAAGCTAAACTCTGACTTGTTTACAAAACTAATCTTCCTTCCTGGCCTACCAAACCTTGCATCAGGTAAAACCAAAATCAATCCCTCTTCATCTGGCTCAACCAATACGACCATATCTTCAAGCTTTTTCTTTTCTAAGACTTCTGGCCAAGACATCCTATAGTCATCTTCTAACCTAATTTTAACTATTCTAGGCTCCATTTTTACCTCCACATTAAAATTGAGTTCCTAAGCAAACTGGTTTCCTAAACAACAGAAAGAAATATCAACTGGATCGGCCGGCGTGACTCCATCCAATAAAAAAGCTAATATAGTAAATCCAGTCGTTAATTTATTCAAATAATATACCAGATTAGCATTCCCTGCGCCCGCAGTATAAGTACAGGACACTTCAATCATATAAGTAGTATTAATCATATTATTAGTTAAGAATGTAACTTGATATACTCCAGCTCCCGTTCTAGCTATAGCCGCATTATATGTGAAACCAAGAACCCCTGTTGCGCCTGCAAAATTTCCAGCTGCCTTAATAACGCCATTGTGGGCGACCATAGTAAGTGGTACAACGGGTTGACTGCTGTTGGTAGCAGTCCTTACTATGGCTGCCGAAGCAGTTTGTCCACTGGTGCCGGTTCCACCAATGTTAGTGAAGGTTAATATGCCCGTACCATCTGATTGCAACAGCGCAGTATTACCACCTTGCGTGGGAGGAAGAGTAAGCGGAACATTCCCAGCCATCGCAGCAGGCGCAGTTAAAGAAACAGCAAAGTTAGAAGCTGAAGCAAAACGTATACTTCTAGGAGCTGCCGTAGTTCCTATATACAAATCGGAATTTGAAATTATCTGATTAGCCGCAGGGGCTGGTGATAAGTTTAGTGCTCCAGCATTAGTTCCTAGCGTATTGGAATCTGATTTTAGGAATACATTGCCGGAGTTAAGAGAAATCGTTGCAGTAATAGTGGTTGGACAAAGCATATTGTTAGCATCATCAATAGTAATGCCGGAGTTCTGTAAAGAGCCTGTCGCACCATCGTACCTGGCAATCGCATTATCAGTACTAGGACCGCCAGCGTAATTAGCGACATTCGCCCATCGTAAGTTAGAAACGCCTGGACCAAGAGGTCCAATGTACTGTAAGAATTGATTAGTGAGGGGCGCTATACTTGGGAAGATTAAGGGTAAATCAAATCCAGCGCCACCGGCTGGCACCCCAACCGCGGATAAAGAAGCATAATGGCTGTTATCCGTATTATAAAACCTAATAGCCTGTCCGCCCGTAATATAAACACTTGCGGTGGTATTTATCTGTCCCGTTCCGTTTGGATTAATACTAATGTTGCCATTCACATTGGTAGAGGAAATGACGTTGCCTTGAATATTGATATTCCCTACCTGTATTTGAGCGATATTAGTTTGACCAGGAACGCCAAGGTTAGTCTGCAAATCAATGGAAATATTTCCAGCTACGCCATCCCCATTGTTAACCACGACGTTTCCGCCAAGCGGAGTAGTAATGGTTCTTAAACTCCAAGTATTAGCCGCTGTCCTTGCTAAAACACCAACATCGGCGCCAAACGAGATGAGGGCTCGCAAATCTGCTGCGAAACCTAGATTTATAGTGCCAGCAGCAATAATAGGGACACCAGCTACCGTTAAGTTATTACTATCTGTGGCATTGGGAACCGCTGCATTTACAGAAGTGACGGCAACACCACCCCCAGCCGTTCTTGGAAGAACGCGCCACGCGCCAGCCTGAGTAGTATTATTAGTTAAAAATATTTCAACAGAGTTTTGACCATTAACAGGGGTTAATAAAGTCCCATCATTCCTATTCACATTGAATGCCGTAGCAGTAGTATTGTTAATGACGCAAGCAGAGCCTGGGCCTGCCAGCCTAGCATCAGGCATGGTTAATATTCGTGCGCCCGCGTCCGGGGCGACGTCCATGTAATAGCTTACAACTCCATTAATGTTCTGGAATTCCGTTGGCCAGGAAAGGGTTTTGTTTGCATCTAAGACAATAGAAACATAAGAATTATTAGAACTTTGTACTGTATTACCTCCAAATCTATCTACATAGCTCATAATGAATTACTCTTCAGGCTCATACAATGGTTCTTGAATAGGAAGTTCTTGTTCAGGCTCATCACGAACCTTACTGACTTCAGTGATGGCGATTGGAATAAGTTGTTTATTTAATATATTAGAGGCGGTTTTCTCTCTGCCAGCTTTTCTGGCTCTGGCATACTCAAGAGATTTCTTAACGACTTTCTCATTGGCAAGCAATCTAGAAGTAGCATTCTTTAGTAATGCAGGCGCAGCCGCTCCTGCAACCGCTCCCATGTAACTAGCGCCACTAATATTATATCCCGCTGCGCCGCTAAGTATATAAGAAAGATTCCCTACAGTTACATCAAACAGACGTTTACTTATTTTAAAATCAGACGCAACATGAGTAGTAGAGCTGGTATTCAGCAAGTTTCTGCCATGTTGAGAGAAACTCCCCGATATTTTAGCGAGCTCTTTTAGATTGTCATATTGGGGTTTTCCTAATAGCAATTCTAAATATTCATTTCTTTTTTCCGTACCCTGGAATATTCTAGAAAACGGTCCGGTTCTTATGGTTCCTTCGGCATACAAATCCCCCTCTACCGCTTTACCAAAAATCTCACGCGCTTTGGCTTTACGTAAATCATTAAATAAGGATACGGATACTGGGTCTTTTCCGACTATCTTCTTTAAAATCTCTATATTTTTAGAAGAACCCATTAAATTATAGGCTTCCGTCGGCTTAGTCCCGTTAATCAGGCTTTCAGCAATAGAGTTTTTAAACCTGTCTGCAATATTAGTACGATAAAATTCATTAGCACCTAAGTAATGTTGTAATGCCTCTTTATTAGGCATTGATTTTATGTCTTTGTGAACTTGATTTGCCAAGCCAGATAAAAAGCTTTCTATCCCGTAAACTTCAGTATTATAATCAACAGCATTCAATAAATATTTTCTTAAATCAATTAAATCTTTTACGGGTACAGCTTGATTAGCTTGTTTTCCTATTCCCGCTTTCTTTAAACTTTGTTGTATAAAAGACTCCGATACCCCCGGATTATTTTTCCTAATAATGGCTTCGGCATTGCTGGAAGCGCCCCCAAGAACGTTGTCTCTTATTTCTAATAGTTTTTTAACAACATCTTTTGATTCTTTGTTCAAGATAGGATTGTTTATTAATCTATTAAAGGAGTCAGACTCAAAATAATCTTTTGCATTTTTAGCAACCACCCTATCTTCGCCAATATTTTCCCTAGCTGTATCATATAATTTTTTAGACTCTTTTTGTAATACTCTTCTTTCGCTTTTTAACTGTTCTCTAATCAAATCTGAGGCTTGACCTGGAACAATATTACCTTCTGCAATCTCTTCTATTGAGCCCCTAACCGCATCAATCATTGAGCGATCGGAATGCTCAATAGCCTTCTTATATTTTCTTGATGTAAACATAGATTTCAAATAGTTATTGGCAACAGAGTCTAAAACATCACTGCCTGCGCCAACATTAAAAGGAAGGTCAACATTATGCTTTTGTGCTAACGCGTGCACCTCTTCATTTGGATTTAGAAACTTAGAAAGACCCTTAGTAAAGACATCTTCAGCCGCTCTTATAGGATGCGCAATCGCTTTTCCAGTACCTATCCCAGCCTTATAAACTCCCTTGGCAAGTCCAGGCAGTCCTTGCCCAAGCGTTGCCTTACCAATGTCCTCTACTGCGCCCCCTATTGTCCCTTCTTCATTTATTCTGGGGGTAAAATTAACCGCAGCACTCGCCCCACCTGCCCCCAGTATTTTTTTACCCAGCGCCACAGCGCCTTTAACTAATGGCTTAGCTCCTTTTGCTACCACTCCAATGGGTCCCATTGGCGTTAGAAATGCTCCGGTATCTTGCTCAAATTTCTCTCTAGAAGTTCTTGGCGTTAAGTCCTTTCCATATAGCTTATCTACTACTTTTGGCAGCTCTTCACCCAACCGACGACCAGCCCATGGGTCAAATTTTTTAGCTGTATCAAGGGAATTGGGTGGTTTTCCTACTCTGTTTATATCTTCCTCAAAGCCACGATATAAGCTACTTCCATCAAGGTTTGTACCAACCATTTTAGAAACATCGTATCCTAAGTCCGCTAAAGACCCCAAAAATTGTAACATTCCCCTAGGAAGCCTAGCGATTGATTCTCCAGCATTAAAAGGTCTTTCAGGTTGTTGGTTAGCAGCTTGCTGTTTTTCTTGTTCCCTAAGAATTTGCATTGCTCGCTGAACTTCTTCTTCAAATTTCTGTTCTTTCAGTAATTTTGTTGCTCGCTGCACTTCTTCTTCAAATTCTTGCTCTTTGAGAATTTTTATTGCTTCTTGAACTTCATCTTCAAAACTAGCCACCAGACATCATCCTTTTTTTGGCCATTTCCATTGCCTCAGGACTAATGGGAGACTGTCTAGCAGAAGGGCTCTTTGATAAAATATTTCTAGCTGCCTCCATTGCTGCTTCACTTACCCCCGTTGATTTTTGTCTAGGAACTTCAATATCTTCCTCTTCAATATCTTCATTAGGAACATTTCTAGATGACTTACCACCAAGAATTGAAGCTTCAACGTTATCCAGCTCATTTGTTAAATCTTTAATTCTGTCTTCTATTACTTCCGGAGATTGGTCATCAGGGCTAAAATAAACCTTAGACTCATGAAATCTTTTTAACATTTGCTCGCCAGGAGCCTTATCAGTTTCTATTCTTTCCAATACCGGTTCTAAGCGCGCTGCCTGAGAAATTAATCTGCTTCTTAATACATTTTCTTTGGATAATCCAGGAAGATGTTCTCCTGCTCGTGTAGCTATAAAGCCTTTTACTTTATTAATACCAGGAATAGCACCATAAGTTCTAAATAAGTTTTTCTCGGTAGCTGCTTTCAATTGATTATGAGTATTTTTAAAAGATTCTAATTGACGTCTTGCAGTATTTATATTAGCCAACCTGGTCTCTAGCTTTGAGGACAATGTCCCTTCCTTACCTCCTTTCCCTTCCATCACCTTATTGTGGCGTATCTTCTCCGCTAAAGTCTCAGCCTTGTAACTATCACCCCCTCCTCTGGCTCCACCTCTAGCTTCCATGGCTCGGTTATGCCTTCCGTATTCTTCCAGTTTATCAAGCTGTAAATCATTCCTTCTTCTCGCTTCTTGCTGTTTATCAAGATGCGCTAAAGCCATTAAGTTTTGGTAATACTTTTCCTTCTCTTGCTCATCAATGGTTTTCATCATGTTGCCTGCCATTCGAGCGCTAGGGACAGGACTAGAGCGCAATTGAGCAATGCTCACGTTAGATAAAGTTCTACCAAGTATGTTAAGTAAATTAGAACCAAAAGAAGGGCCTTCGTCTTCAGGCTCAGGCTTTTGTTTGACCGTTCTTGAATCATTGACCGCTTCAATTGCAGAGCGAGCCCCTGACAACAAAGGAGAAGTAGACGGTGGGCGTGCTTTTACACTAGGAATCTTTGGTATTTTAGGTTGTCCCTGAGAAGCCCGAAACGGTTCGGCAGGCAATCTTGGCAGTCCACCCCCCATAGGACGTGGTTGTTGCATTAAACTTTGCATCCAGAAATCTTTAATGCTCATCGTTAGCGCCTATTCAATATCAAATCAGTTAATAATCCAGCGCCTAAGTCTCTCCAGTCTTGATGATGCCAAGAAGGTCTAAGTTGTCTGATTTCAGAACGACGGTATCTAGAAGGAACAAAGGGCGTCCCTGCTAAGATAGAGAAATAGTTAGCTAATGACTCAGAAGGATGACGTTGTCGTTCTTTCCACATTTCATACGCAAAGTCTCTTTCTGTCTGGTCTCTCTCATGCCTTAAAAGGCCTGCTTCTTGTAATGCTCGTATTTGTGCAGTATTATAAGATTGCCTACCAATTCCAAGCTCACTAAGCAACCTTCCTGATTCAAGCTCTCTTGCTCTATCATCTGCAAATCCTTTTAGCGCTTGACCATAGCCTCTGGATAAGGCTTCCTCTTGGCTATTAGCAATCTGACGCTGTAAATCTCTGGTGGCACGTTTGGCCATTTGGGCATGACGGCTTGAACCATGCTGGCCAAGGGCAATATATCTGGCATCTATCCCTGGTAATACTTTTTCTTTTAAGGCTCTATTACCCTCTTCTTCTATGCCTCGTAACAAAGCATCCTGTCTGGGATTTAAATAAGGTTGGTAATTATTTAAGAACGATTCTGAGCCGCGATTGATATTCTGTTGTGCCCTATCGAAATAAGGGCTGTATTTACCAGTTTGATTGGATAATCTCTCTGCTTGTTGTAATAAATCATTAAAGCCAGCAAGACGGTCTCCTGCGTAAGGCTCATAGCCACGTTGATAATTTGCAAAGGCACGCTGTTGAGCCTCCATAAAAGCTTTAGTGAGGTAGGGAGGGATAGCTCCTGTTTCTGTTCGAATGTTTTGTGCTGGAATACTCATGGTTTATTGCCTTTAATCTAGTATTAAAGCTCTGTTACGTGCGTCTGTTAGGGCATTATGATAACTAAGTTCTGGATGTATAGATTGCATTAATCTGGCGCCTTGGTCGTTGGTAAGTCTGCCATCAGAAACCCTTTTTACAATATTAGAAGTAATATCTTGTTTTGTATAAACACTTAAACTGTTTCTTAGGTGTATGTTTTGGGCAATCTCATCTTCTATATTACGCGGCACACGCTCACGACCAGACGCCCTACTTCCTCCTAATTCATCACGAGCAGCTGCCTTCTTACTCCTTCCCCCTTCTCGGCGTCCTCCTGGAATTGTTAAAGTAGGCGCTGAAGAAGAACTGCTAGCGCTGGAAGAGCCAGAGTGACCAAAACCTCCATATTCTCTTCTCGGTCTTTCCTCAGTTAAAGGAATATGCAATCTTTCAAGCTCTTCCTTACGCTCTTTCCTTTCTTCAGGCCTTATTCCTTGAAGTTCCGCTTGAGCTTGCGCCACAAGATTTTTAATTGCTATACTTCCACCAGGAATTAATGAAACCGGAGAAGCGCTTCTATTATTTCTTTCCTCCATGCTTTTTGCTAATAACTTAGTGAGCGCATCAAAGCCATGGCCCATCCAATCCTGTCCATGCATTCTCTGATAAGGCTGTGTTGCCTCTCTTCTCTCATAAGCAGACCGTACATAAGGCACACCCCTTAAAATATTAAAGTATTCAACTAAAGCCTCATGCGGATGAGCTTCTCTCTCCTTCCATTGCTCATAAGCTAAATCCCTTCCACGTTGCGTATTCTCATATCTCAAAAGCCCGGTATCACGTAATGATTGAGCATCTGCCATCTTGGCCGCTTGTCTCATTACTCCTAGTTTATTTAAGGCGCTGGCCGCCTCTAATTCTCTGGACTTGTCTAACCCAAAGCCTTGACCAATCAATTGATGACCCCGTGCTAACGCCTCTTCATGACGACGCTTCATCTCTGCTTCATGCTCAGCCTTTAACTCTCTTTCAAATCCCTTATGCCTAGAATATTGTCCTTGACCAAAAGTCTTAGCTAATTCATTCTCTACCGTCTTTGCATTGCGTCTTCCAGCTTCATCTAATCGATTCACAACTTCTTGCTGGTAAGGCTCTGCATACCTTTCATAGTTTTGATATAGCTTCTGAAGTCCCTTATCAGTAAGCCCTTGTGCCCTATCAAAGGGGCCTTCCCCTTCTTGCTCTGCCACCATCCGTAAATATTGCTGTAATTCATTAGGCAGTGGCGCAAACCGTTCATCCGGATAAGGCGCATAATCTCTTTTATATAACTCATTGGCGTGCTCACCAATTTGTCTAAAAGCATTGGCTAAATAATCGGGAATATCTCCTCTAGATTCTTGAACAACGGTAGACATTACTAAATCACCCCTCCAAAGGCATAATGGTCAAACTTCTTAGACTTAGGCGGTAGGAACTTAGTCACTCCTTTATGCGCTCTTAGATTTTTCCTAAAATTATCCAAAATATTTGCACCCGCTTTATTGTTCCCATTTCCAATCGCTGTCACTACATCCCGATTTACTCGGTATTCCCCAGGCGATACCCAAGCATCAATGTATCGGTACTGATTCGGAGAAGGTCCCTCAACCCTGGCATAAGTATTGTATTTATTCTTACCGTAACGGTTCTCTACCTCTTGCTTAAATCGATTCGCTCCCGCCTCACTATTACCATCCCCATACAATGAAAGACTGGTAGAGTCCATAATGAAATCTCCTTCCTTCAATCGAGTCCTACGATTGTCCGCCTGTCCTCCTTCCTTTCCTCGGATATAACCACTGACATGACCACCCCGTTTAAACTTAGGCTCTGAATTCTCTAACTGAGCTAAAAACTCCTTACCCGTAAAATGGTCTGGCTCTAATCCTAAGTACTGTGCTAACTGCATCAGCTTTTCCATGGCAGATAAATTAGGATTGTTAATTATCTTGTTAACATTCTTTTTATCTTCAGCCTCGTTTCTCCCTCTACCCTGAGGGGCACTTGTTGAGCCTAACGGATGACCTGGGAAGAAATCAGACTCTCCCTCATACCCCCCACCGTGTGCGGGTTGATAAGAAGGCTCCTCTTTTACCTGACCTATGCCACCTTGACTCCCCAACCCTAATCCTTGCTTAACCTTTGGTAAGGCACTCTTAACAAATGGCGCTGCCGCGGCTAATAATCCCTTGCCGCCCAATAAGGATTTACCTGCCGCAGCCTTTCCTGAGACCTTATCAAATAAATTAGGCACCGCCCCCTTTTCCCCTAAGTTCCCCCACAGGCCTATACCACCCCCAATTCCTGGTGCAGATTTCATGCCTAGCTGATGCAATAAAGAAGGGGCATTAATTCCTGAAGCAGAGCTAAAAAGTCCTTGAGAGGTTGCCGCGGGTCCGCTGATGGCGGAATGAAGCATGGGGGCTGCTGCACTATAAAGCGCACCCATCCCAGCACCGTGTAAAGCGCCCTTTAGTTTGTTGCCCTTGCCTCGGGTAGTAGTTCCCCCCAAGGTTCCCCCTAGAATGCCGCCTGCTGGTCCTAAAAGGGCGGTACCTGCGGCTGCGCCAAGGAGGGATGGAATCTGTTTAATAATTTTTTCAGGATGTCTGAATCCTTTGAAAAAATGTTTAAATTTAAGTGGCATACTCTATTTCCTTAGTAACGGCTTCTAACATGACCGCCTTGATAAAAGGCGCCTACTTGCCCTGGCTGTAACTTCCCCTGATACCACCCAGCATCTTCAGGAATGTTATAACCGTTATCACCCATAGCAGGGTTATTAAAATCTTCACCAGAATAACCATCACTATAATCATCCATACCGGGTGCATAGGAACCTCCAGAATTTTCCATCGGTCCCATGAAATTAGACATGTTCCTTGATAGATAACTTTCAGGAACCATTGACATTGCTCCCCCAAATAAATCACCAGCTCCTGGCATCTGATTGTTTAAATACCCAGAAAACTGTTGTCCCATCTGACCAAAGTTCTTGCCTTGATATTCAGGCGGGAGATAATCTTGCATCATGCCGCCTAACTGACTTGCCATCTGAGTGGCGCTACTAGGCTGATTAATCATATTGCCAACCATGCCGCCTAACTGACTCCCCATCATGGCGCCCCCAGGCCCCCCAAAATATCCTCCCATGACGGTACCCGCCAAAGGTGCCATTTGGCCTGCCATACTAAGAGCGGGTTTTGCAATAGAAGAAATACCATGGCCCACCGTATTAGCAGCGTTCTTTATGCCATGGCCAAGACCAGAAAAAAAACTTGTGAAACTCATTTTGACCTCCGTGTCAAAGTGTTGAGCTTTTTAAGAAAAGGTCGAACTCCAACGACCTACAAAATTGAGCTATCTATTCCAACCCTATGCTAAACTTTTTACCCAATAAAATCAATTTAGAAGTTAGCCATCGCATAAAATACAACCTCTGCCCAGGCTGTCCAATTTTGATAAAGTCGGGTATCTGGGGCATTATTTCTTGAAAAAGAGCCTTCTTGAATCAATGCATCTCCCCATTCTCTCCAGTCTTGTTCTTGTTGTAAGAGGGGAACTTCGTCATTTGGGAAATCAATGATGAGCGAGGCGGCCCATTGTTTAAGCGTTGCAAGTTTTGGATTCATCATGGCCTGCCGTCTCCAGGCTGATGGGTAATGATAACTTGTCCCATTTCAAAGTTACTATCTACCTCGGAACATTCAAATGTAAAAAAAATCTCTCTGCCTTGTATGTGTAAATCAATTTTTTTGGTATCTTTAGTAAAAGTGATTGGAGCAGAAAACCTAGCAACATCGTTTGCATAGGATTTTGAAATAACCGTCAGTGTCATGTTTCCAGTTTGAATAAAATCAGGTTCCAGTTTGTCCAGGCTAATATTTCTATCAACACCCACGAACTGACCGTCAAAATTAACTGCGCAATTGGAAAAGAAAGGGCTAATAATATGAGAATCAATTGGGTCAACACTACCATCGAGATTTACTTGATTAACGCCTGTTTCATGCATCCAAATGCTATAGGGACCAGCATTAGGGCTATCAGACCAAATGGGTTTGGTGAAGATTTGATTAAAATAGCCTGCTCCTCTGTCAGATAGGGAATTATTCCAAGAACCGTCAGTAACGTTATAAATGATAACTGAGTCACATTCTGTGCTATTCTTAGAGGGATAATGCCACCAGATTTCATCAAAGCGGGGAACCTTTGTTGCCCAGACTTTTTGTCGTTGTTGATAATTTAGATTATCAAAAAAGAAGTTAAGGTTCATATCATTCGGCAGTTTTTGAACCGAGCCATTGTAGACATAAAATCTATCTAGACCTATCCAATAATAATAGCCATCGTATTCAACAATACTATTGGAAGATAAAATAGAGCTTTCATCTGTCAAAGTATCAAATTTAAATTCAGGCTCTCCCCCTAATGAGACTTGGGTAATACGAATTACACTATCCAAAGCCCATAATAATCCAGCAGGGGAAGCATTGCCGCCACGAGAGGAAAACCCCGCTACGATTTTTGATCCGCAGACTCTTGCGCTACCCAGGATGGTGGTAGGATTATTGGGCTCTGTCCACCTGACATCCCCGTCATTGCTAAACATAAACAAATAGGGATGTAACACCACAAATCCACCAGAGACGTAATTGTTGGTAGAGGTTAAGACATCAGTACCAATAGCATTTCCATAATAAATAGGCGTTTCGATTGGGTTGTCTATTGAAGCTAAGTTTTGCGCTGCATGAGCAATTAATATAGAGGAATTGGCTACCGTGGAGAACATGGTATCCAGCTTCCAATTATTATTAAAATTAAAGGCAAACCCCACCGGTGTTCTATCAATAAAACCACTAATAGCAATTCCAGAAGCATTCATCACAAAAAATCTTAAATTATGATAATCCGCCACATAAACATTAAAATTAGGAGAATTAGGAACGATAAATATTTTTCTGGGTATATTAGCAATATTATTAACTATTTGTTGATATCCCCCTATCTTTCTAGGTAATCCTCGCTGAAACCTTACCCATTGTCCCTCTGTCCAGCTTCTGCTTGAAAATAGCGTTCCATCTTTTTGAATGCCGGGCTTAGGCGATAATAAAGAGTTCTTAGACTCAGCCATTCTTATCCCCCACCACCCGTCGCGCATTCTGCTTTTTTAATTCATCCATGCCCTCACGATAAAACTTATTCCAAGTCTCAATGCGCTCATCAGTTTGCAAATAAGGCGCACTTTCTAACAGAGAGGCATATAACAATATCTGTGGAGCATAATTAGTTATCCAATTGGTTTGATTGGAAACACTTAAAGGAGAGGGTAGCTCTATATAAGAGTACTCAAACTGATAAGCTTGGTCAGGGGTAGGGGCCACCAAGATATGCTGATAATCATAATCTGCATAAAAGCGAGGAAATCCCGTCTGAGTGGGGTTGGGCCAATAAGCTCTTAGGAACTCATATTTAGCCTCTAAGATGGTGTTCATGGTATTGTTTCCAGCCCCTGTTCCATAGTTAAAGGAAATATTCCTTCTCCATCTAGCAGGCTTTGGATAAACCGAACTGGCGGCAATAAAAGTCCCTTGTACGACTTGTATTAGCCCTAGGTTCTCATCTTCATTGCAAATCTTTTGCTCTGCATTAGAGATGAAGTGAGGGATTTGAGCCAGTGTAGTAGCATCACTGCGATTAATCCAAATCCCAATAGTCTCTACCAGGCTGTTATAAGTCATTGCCATGGAGGTGTTCTCTTACAGTGCGGTTAAGACATCGTTTTCCAATTGAACGCACCAATCCAAGGTTATGGGATCTATTCCATTTACCTTTACCAACAGAGAGGAACCATCGATTGCCAAGGTGATATCAGCGGTTGAGAGCTGGTTATCTCCAATAAAGCTAATGATTTTACTGGATTGAGCTATCCGACAAGAGGCAAGCCCCCGTTGAATGCAGGCTAGATATTGTAGGGTTCCAAGGTGACCTGATGATTGGTCAACCACTTCAATCTTAATGTTCATGGTATTAAATGAGTTCTGTCTTATGGTGTAAGAAATGGCAGTGACTACTTCATTGGAGACGGTATTCATGTAACCCAGTTGTTTGTCTGTATTTAAGTTCATCATTTGCTCCTTAAGCGTTTGCAATGGTTGTTACGGTACCGGATGTGCCCCTGTATTTCAGAGCACCAGCGTCCACATATAAAACCCCGCCACCTGTTGGATTAGTGGTGGGAAGAGTGGTTGCATTAGCGAAAAAGAAGGTTTTTTTGCCTCCGCCAAAGCTCCCCGAAGCTCCAAATCCAAAATTGGCGTCTGCATCTATCCTTAAAAATTCGGCTCCAGCAGTATCGTTATAGATTGAAAGATTGGTGGAGGCGCCTAATCCATTGACAAGTTCCCACTTGGATGTCCCGCTGTTTTTAAATAGTATTGAATTTTTATTGGTTGTTGAATTTAAAACCAAATAATTATCTACAACGTTATTGATAGTGATTAACCCGTTATAGGTTATTGTTGGCGTGGTTCCTAGCGCAAAGGATGCCATATCAACATTGTTGACTTCATCATGAATAAATAAAGTATTGGTTCCACCAGAGCGCAAGCCAATGCTGACATAATTGGTAGAGCCAGTATAAAACTGAAGCAATTCATTAGAAGACGTATCAAATCTTTTCAATTTAATACTTGCACCCGCACCGGTAGCGGGGGCCGTTAGCGTTAAAATGCTATTGCCCTCTAATCGCATTATTTCATTTGCACCCGCCGTTCCGGTATTCCATAGAAAACCAGAAGTTCCACGAAATTGTGGACCCACAACAGAAGCGTTATAAATCACTCCATTGCTGACATCTCCAGAGGTTTTAGTTTTTAACCAAAGACCATTCAGGTTTGTCCACGTATTGGTGTTCAGCTGTATAGTGGTGCCAGATAAGTTAATATCTGTAGCCAGTAGCGTAATATTTGAAGAAGAAAGAGAAAGAATATTTCCGACAGTGTCCGTTCCAATTGAAAAAACACCAGCAGAATTGCTTCTTAAGAAATAAGAACTTAGGCATGTCAAATAAAGATTTGCAGATGAATTAGTGCTAATACCTTCTAAGCATGCCTCATCCCCAAATCCTGTTCTGTCAACGCCTCCAACCGAGACAAAACGTGCTGTGGTTGCCGCACTTTCAGTATTTGTCCCAACTCTAACGTTAGTATTAAACTCAAATAAAGGATTAGCCCCTCCTCCATCGTAAACCACATTAAAGAGATAAGGCCCATCGGTTGAGCTAAACAACGGCACCATATGGAATTCTCCCGCAGGACCAGACGTTCCTGAATAAGTATGGGAGAATGCAAACCCTGGACCATAAGGAATACCTACCCTTATCCCCATTCGATTATCATAAGGATTAACCGAATAATCCCCATTAAAGCTGTTTTGCAGATAAAAAGCGGTTTGTGGCCTAGCGTTTCCAAAATCAAATTTCTCAGTCGCCCCCTGCATTGCAACGGTGGTAGACAGAACGGTATTTGTCGATCCACCCGTACTACCGGTTCCGGTAACAGCGCCTGTCAGAGTAATACTTGATGGAACACCACTTATTGCTGAGTCAACATAGCCCTTATTTGCGCCATCATCCGGTAGGGATGGGGTTCCAACTTCTAATAGCTTATTTCCTAATAGGTTAGCGCCACCAGTCCCTAGAATTCTAAATATTTGTTGCGAGGCTGAGCTAGAAGTTGCTGAATAAAACCCAAAATTATATGAATCGCTTTGAAGTTGCGCTCTAAAGGTGGTGCCATCAATAAAGCCAAATCCAGTAAATTGATGAGTTCCGCCACCAGCATTATAAAAAGACAACATTTTTGATGTTGCGTTTTCACCAAAATCCAATGGACAGGTTGGGAAATCAGGGCCAATCCCAATCCTTCCAGCATTGTATATATAATCCCCATTCATATCGATATTACCATTACCAACAATGCTGGTTACTCGACCGTAGTCATCAACTATTACGCTAGATGGATGATTGTAAGTTCCAGGCGTTACATCAGTAGCTAATAAACTGATGGCTGGAGTTATGCCACCACTAGATCCAATTTGACCAGATGTTCCAGAAACTGACAAAACTGGATCGGTTCCACTAGAAGCACTGGTAACATTTCCCTCTGCGTCCACCGTAATGTTGGCATAGGTATAACTTCCCCCTGCTACGCCGGTAGTAGAATAACCGTTCAAATAATTAATCTGAGGGCCGGGGTAAATAGAGACTCGGGTTATTTGACCGGAGTAAGTAGGAGAGGTTCCAAATGGAATAAGATATAAATATCTACCATCCGACACCGAACCATAAAACCCCTTGGAGTTCGCATTCAAGGTGGTAGTATCAAAATAATGATAAGAGAAGCTAGCGGTATTATCCAATGGTTGGGTAATATCATATTGCGCTACCATCCCAGAGTCACCTTGGGAATTGGGAACGAAATAAACGTACTTCCCATCAAAGGAGCCACCGAAGAAGGCCTTGAGATTGAGGTTAAGAGTGGCTAAATCAAAGGTATCATAGCTTGCGCCAGTACTAAAATCGGTCTCAATATTATATCGAGTGACGACGCCTGAAGCGCTATTATCATTAGGAATAAGATAAACATATCGCCCATCAAAGGTCCCACCGATAAATCCCTTACAGCTGCTATCAACAGCAGTGGTAAGGTCAAGAAAATTATAAGAAGCAGCATTAGTAAAATCACTTCCGGTATCATATAACACAAAATTACCATGCGCCACGCCTGCTGCATTTTGGTAAGGAATAAAATAAATAAAAGAGCCTGCGGAAACAATGCCGGAGAACCCTTTAAGGTTTGCATTAATAGTCGCTAGGTTAAATGTCTCATAACTAGCCAAATCAGTAAAAGATAAACTGGTGTTATAGCGAACAATATATCCTGAGTATTGAGAGCCATTGTAGGTATTGGGACAGAAGTAGATGTAACCGTTGTGGTAGAGTCCTCCCCAAAACCCTTTGCATGCAAGGTTAATGTTTGACAAATCATAGAAGGTATAGCTTGAAGCATCATTAAACGGACTTCTCCTATCATACCTTGCCGCAACACCGCTGTAGGCGCCATTGGCATAATAAGGAATGAAGTACATGTAATTTCCATCGAAGACTACGCCTGAGAACCCTTTGGCGCTAGAATTTAGAGTAGCCATATCAAAAAATGAATAGCTGGAAGCGGAATTAAAAGGCTCTCTGACGTTAAATCTGGTTATCTGTCCGGAGGCTCCCCCTTTGTTAGGGGCCAGATAAATATAGTTTCCATCAAAGCCTGCTCCCCAAAATCCAACAGAATTTGAATTAAGGGAATGGGTATCGAAAAACGAGAATGAAGCTTGATTGATGGGTGTAAAGGTTCCGGGGCTACCACTCCCAAATCCGCCTTGATTGTATCCTTCTATTAGCTGGTTCTCATAAGACACGGGAAAAGTAGATTGGCCGGTATCTAGACTGGTCCAGTTTCCACCAGCATAGCAATAAACAACATCGTCATCTAAATCGTAGTAAATCATTCCATTGGTGGGGAATAAAGCATTACGCTGCGCTGATGTCATTCTGGAAAGAACAAAGGCACCGGTGGTAGAGTTTAGCTCTAATAAACAAGAAGGGGTGGTAGAAGAAGTAGGCAATCCTCCCGTAATAACAGTACAGCATTGCTCATCTGGACCGAAGTCATTGTTGATAAATTGAAGTGCAGTTAAAGAGTTATTGAAAATGATGCTAACATCATCGGTAAAGTTGATTCTAGCAAGGTTGGTTAATTCTAAAACATCAGTGAGCGCTTTTTCCTTTTTTCTTGCCATTTCTACTTGAAACTCAGGCAAAAGCGGACCAGGTACACGAAGAATAGTAACGCCGCTATCTTGAATAATTTTTCCGGTAGTGCCAACGAAGGTAGCAATATTGTCTGCGACAGAGACAGCAGGACCCGTTACATCGCCATCGCCAGACCCGATAACGTTCCAAACACCACCATAACGCATGTTAAATCTATCGGTCGTTGTATTAAGAATGATTCCACCATCGACCATGGTAAAGGTATCCCTCTGCGCTTCTGTAACGCGAGGAATAACGAGTGCGCCTAATACCGAGCGAATCTCGAAAGCTGCATCGATAGGAGTAGGAACCGGAGGAACGCCAACATCAACCGTGGTAAATTGCGGATTGACGGAATCAACCGAACCACTCTGTCCAGCAACAGGTTTAAAAGTGTCCGTAATTAATATCGGGGCTAAAGAACAAGAATGTAATCTATTGGCCATTTAACTCTCCATGTTAAGTTACGGGTAAGCCATTACTAGGCTGTGAGATAAACCCTAGACTTTGTAATTGTGCAAGCCTTTGGTTTTCAGGCAAAGCAGGAATTAAGCTACTAATCGGTATCTGTGGTCTGGGGTCTATTATTGCCCTGGGGTCAGGAAATGAGATGGGCGGTCTATTCTGTTCATTCGGCATGCTGACATAAGGCCTGCCTACATAAAGACCTGTCCAAACCAACGCATTGCCTCGCCATTCCATTTGTCTGACTAGGTCTTGTCTTAAAAAGATAAAGCCTGTCACATCACAAATCCCCAACGCTTGTGGATAATCATCATCAATGTAAACATGTTGTCCATGTGGCCTATTGCTCATTGCTGCGTATATCCATAAGAGAAATCGCTATAGAGTCTTAATGGCACGCGCTCTTTATCTTCTTCAAAGGCGTACTTAAGCTCTTCGTTGTACTCTAGTTTTAAAGCCTCATATCTATCCATAACATTTTTCTTAAAACAAAGCTTTACGGCTAATCCACAAGCCAATGCTTCAAAAAACCGAGAGGGAACCGGTGGCGTATTGGTTAATGAGCCAATATCTTGTGGCATCACAATCCGGGAATAAAACAGACAATTCCAAAATGAACCAGGAGTGGGATAAATTGAGATAGTAGGGTGTATGGTTCTCCACACGATAAAGGTAGAAGGACGAGCACTATTTCCTGAGGCAGGCGTATTTATATTGGTAAATTTACTGGGATAAGAGAGGTATTCACTTCTTGAAGCTCTGGTTAATTCGGTATCATTAACGGAAGTGTTAAAATAAAGTTCTTGAATATTTAAGGTTGCGCCTCCTGTTTCCACCACCCTAAACCAGCCTCCTAAAACAGGAATGAGGATGTTAAACCAAACGATTTGTCCTCGAGGATATAGTTGAGGAGCTGCCAATAAAACTGGTGTCCAGGCGGCACCATCATTAGAGAACTCAAAACTTAGCGTATAGGTTAGCTGGGCATTTGATTGAACGCCGACTAACTGAATAGAGTATTGGGTTGGAACGGTTCCAGGTGGGCTACCGGGAGGAAGCCATTGATAGCTAATATTTCCATCGGGACCTGTCTGAGTACAAGCGGTATCTCTATTCCCATCAAAAGCATTGTTAGCAACTCCCCCAGTGCTCGAGGCAGCCTGACCATTTGGAGTACCATTGGGGGGATTAGGAATAAAGGCGTTCCTTACAGAATACCGGGCGAACACTTCTAAGACATCACTGGTAGCTTCAGGCAAATCATAGGTATTTTGATTAGGATTTAGACACATCATCTCTTGACTCACTGTCCAGAGATTGAGTTGCCTATTGGGCAGAGCGCTTAATAAGAAGTTTAGACTACGTTGGGCGGCTTCTATTTCTTCTTGTTGGATTTCAAGTAAGCTAATTCCAACGCGCTCATAGGCTTCGCGAATGATTTGTTCATTCTGAGCGGATTGAAATAATAAGCTGCCTGAAGTAGACAAGAATCATCCCCTTATCAACCCGCCCTTTGACGGTGAAAGCTTTTTAAGGTCTTGGCTAAATTAGCTTTTGCTCTTAAGGAGGTATTCTTAGAGTGCAACGCTTTATTTAACTTAGCGGCGGGTATCTTTTTACCCTTAGCCACATGCAAGGATTTGTGCAAAGCGCCAGGATGTTTAATGGCTTTCTGTATCCATTTTTCACCAGAACCACTTCTATTTTGCTTATTCATCATCCGTTCTCCAATATAATTCCAGTTAAAGAGCCAGTCGTAGAGGCATTTATCCTAAAAGCCATATATCTTAATGGCACTACGCTGACACCTTGATAGAGGCTTACGGTTTGTAATGTCATGGCAGCCCCGGCGGCTGGGTCGAAAAAGTTTATCCCATTAGGGGCAGCCGCAAATGGGGTAGTGCTGGTGGTGACATCCATCAGCGTTGCGATTAAAGAATAGGTAATATCAGCAGGAACCTGATTGGTAACCACTACTTGAAAAGAAAAGCAACTTATCTTCTTATTGTAATCTCCCAAATACCACCGGGTATGACCTGTCTGCCCTGTTCCAAAACTAATGCCGTTTCTTGCGCCTGCTGGAGCCGTGATAGAAGTAATGGTGTCATAAAGCTGTGTTCCAAAAACAGTATTAGCATTAGGTCCTGCTATGGTTTGAGTAACATTGGCGCCGTTATAGGTTCCATTGATAGTAAAATTAACAGCTCCATGGTTATTGGCAGAGGTGATAGAAATGGTTCTAGAATAATTATCAAAGGCGATAACAGACGAATTAGGGGTTGATAACGTCCCATTCAATGGAAAATTAGTATTATAGTTGCCCAGCAAGGTAATTGCATTGGTAACAGGTGCAGGCCAGACATAGACACGGGGATAAGCCATTAAGCCTCCCCGGTATTCACTTGACTGTTTTCTTCCAATGTTCTAACAGAAATAGAATAAGCTTCAATGGCGCCTTCAAGCTTTGCCACATTTGCATAGGCCCTTTTCAGCTCCTGCCTTAGGGTTTTAATCCCATTGGTAGCAGCAGTGACATAAGAGTTTTGCTTATTTAATTCTTGGGTGCACTCTTTAATCTTATCCGAAATAATTTTAACGTTATCCATTGTTTCAACTCCTTAAGCAGCGTCAGGTATAATAGAAAACCATACATTAACAACGATAGTAGAAGCAGCGCCACCGCCAGTGAATGCGCCAGTGGCATTTGTAATAACTAATGCTCTATTAGTTGTACCAACAGTGATTGCGCCTGCTACGTCAGCATTTAGTGAATAACTTGCTATTCCGTTATTATTAATAAATGCAGCAGGTATAGTATCGGTTAATGCATTAGCTCCTCCTGCATATTGAATAGTAACCGCTCCTCCATTCGCAAAAACCGGTGCTATAAAATTATTCACCAGAACAGCTTTGTGAACGATAATAGACATCCCAACGCCTGGGGCAGGCAATATTGGTATTGCGGCTGCATTCATTCCTTGAACATTTGCTCGAGTTAATGTCTTTGCCACCATCAAATAATTAGAGGTAGCCACATATGCATTAGTCACTGCATTGTTAGCGAGTATTCCATTTAAAATTGCGATGCCATTATTAGTGGAATCAAAAGCAACCTCTCCAGGAACAAATGGGTTAGCAAGAAGTAGCCCTAAATTCGCATAGGTAAGGCGTGGCAATAAGACAGGGTAAAGTGAATTCCATTCCTGACACACTTGTACTGGGCCTGTATTAGGGGCTACCGTCACATTCGTCAAATTGGGAAAGATAGCATCCACTGAGCCGGGGGCATTATTAACTGGATCGACTACTAGAACCGGTGATTGACGAGCGCTAGGGGCTTTAAAATTAACTGGCATTTAGTCTCTCTCTTAAGGTTGTGTACCGTAAATGGAGCGAACATTGGTTACGCCAAATGAGTAGCACTCAATTGCTTTTACCATCAAAGAGTCTGTTGAGAAGTCGCAGTACACGTCAGTGGTAAATGGTTCACGCTCAAAGTGCTGAAATCCGTTGTCGGCATCACTTAAGATGTACCAAGCATTTGGATTGGTTAAGTAGTGATTGACGACATATCCCTTGGGGAAGATGCCTTTGTTGTTAATAGCATTAATGTCATTGGTATCAACACCGGGTCTGAACTGAGACTTAAGCAATCGGTCTGCGGTGAAGAACCCCTGCATCGGCACCAACAGCTTTATAGGCTTGGTAGCGACAGTTAATCCTGCAACGTCTGGCCACATTCCCATGGCGATAACGCCAGCTTCAAGGGCCGCTTCTGATAAGTCTGTGTGTATTGCAGTGATGTTTGAGAACGTCCCGCCATCAATAGGATGGGCGTTACTTAACAATGCTTGACCATCAGCCATTGGGAAGTTTGCATTACTTGCATTATTAATGACACTGGCTGCTGATACTTCCTTGGTCTGATGCATGGATTTCTTTAAGGCTCTCATTTGGATTGGGAACTTACTTTTATATAAGTTATTCACCAAAGCCATACGAGTGATATTGAAAGCCAATCCGAAATAGCGGTGATTGTACTGAGTGACATAGCGTTGCCCCATGTCATCTACCGCGGTGGGCGCGCCTTCAGGACGGTATTGACCCAGTCCGGTGAACTTCATTTCAACGTCGTATTCCACCGCCATCTCAGAAGGCATGGTGGTATATATCTCTGAGTATTCACTAGAATAGGTTTTATAGTCACCGACAATGGCATGTGTGCCAGGTCGTACCAGATTAGCAATCTGCGTAATATTCATCGTTTCTTCTCCCTAAGAAAATTAACTTCTTCCTGAAGTTAGATACCTTGTGAGTTATTGGCCCAGAAATACTGATTAATTACGACAAGCCAGTTATTGTTCGTAATACCTGACTGGTTTTTTGGATTTGGCGTAAGGCGAACAATTTTGAATTGTTGGTTAGCGTTAGTGCCTATCGCAGAAATAGTTGCGCCAGAAATACCGTTAGCGGTAGTGCCTGCGGTTGTGAAATCAACGTTTACACAGCTGCCTACATCAGCAAATGTATACCCGTTATTTACAGTCGTTGCGACCTGAACGTCATATAGAATATCGGGAGCATCCCAAACAAAGGCAGTTGCTGGCACATTACCGCCACCTGCTATTGCTCTAGTAATAGTTCCGCCAGGCCAGTAAGGAGACATGACCAAATTACCATTACCATCAGTATATTTAACACCGCAAAATACACCGACCATGCTATTTGCAACACCACCAGCGCCCGCTGTTACACGTCCGATAGTTCCAGTATCTAACATGGTGACTGGATCACCAATAAATATGTTAGTTGCATACCCAGAAGCTATCTGATATTCGTTTTGGTCTGAAGAAACAATGGGGGTGCCACTTAAGTGGACGGAAGGTTTAAACCCGAAGGGGGCATTAGTTCCATATGCCATCGTGACTAACTCCGTGTCAATAGAATCCCAAGAAATAACAAGTATTTCTTTCGACACGTGTTTCACGCGGTGGAGGGTTTGCACCTCGACCTTATTTAATGAGCTTGGTCCGCTCTAGGGTCTTGGAACTAACTTAACAAGGTAATTTAGCCTTGTCAATAGTTTTTTTAAGGAAGCTAAACAGTGTAAATCCTCCTTATACCTTCAGTTCAGATTGGAGGATAAGGAGGAAGCTTTGTATAACACTTTAACTTTACACACAGCCATATTCAGTATCAACATTTATCCCCTATTGGTCAATAGATAGGGCTGGACACAGTTTATGCCCATCTTTTAATAAGTTGAACTTATAAATAATACCTATATAATTTACCTTTGGAGACTTAAGGCTAGGACGCCATGGTTAACTTAAGGGCTTTGTTTAAGTCTGCGCTATTAATTTTTGCTTTACTGTCTGTTCATAGTAGTTGCGGAGATTCTTTTCCCTACCTTGGACTTGATGTCCAACAACGGTTTATGGGATTTAGAAGAGGCTATGGAGACTCAACACTACATAAAGTATTACCGCAATCTAATATTCACTTAGGATTTAGGGTTAATAAATACTTTGCTATTGAAGCGGGCTATGAAGAGACATTTAAATCTAAGCGCAAAGTAACATTAGAAACAGGAGATTTAGCGTGTGGTATGCCAATCCATGAGATAGCAGCTCCTATTACCTTTCAAAGCAAAATAAAGCTACAAGGCATCAATGTTTCACTAGTTGTACTTTATCCTCTCACTGAGAACTTAGAGCTATTCTCCTCCTTTGGATTCTCAACGCTCAAAGCAGCCGCCACTAGAGAAACGCTTTTTGTCATGGGTAACGTCCCTCATTATTTTAAACGCACGTTGGTTGGCAGAAAGCAGGTGGTGAGAGTCACCCTAGGTTCTCAATATTGGATTAATCCCTCTGTCGCCATTAGGGGATATGTAGGAGTAGCGGATACGCATAAGCTATCCATCTTGTCTAATGATAATATTAGAGGACTCTATACGCCTAGGGTATTTCCTAAGGATTCAAAGTTAGTTGGATTGGGATTGATTATTGTTTTCTAATAATATCAAGTTCTTTCAAATATGCATACATTTTTTGAAGTCTTCCAACTATCCCTAAATTAGAATCATTAAGGATAGTCTTAATATGTTCTTCAATAAAGATTAGGTTTTCTAACTGTTTTTTTGAAATGGTTTTTATTCTATTCTCTACCCAATTATTTAATTTATCATCATCTGTATCGTTCGGGTTTTCACGAATATAAGCAGAAACAAACCCTAGTGATAGGTTAAATCTATACCAATTTTCTAACCATTCTAAATCTGTTTCTTTTTCCATCTTAATATTCAATACAATAAAGCCCATCGTTTAACGACAGGCTTTACCATTTCTCTTTCACAGAGGAACCTTTCAAATGATTATATGGCGATAATCTCAACCAACATAATATATCTCTTATCCCCTGTCAACCCTTAGGGCGGGGGCAAATTGCCCTCCCCCTTTCTATCTATAGGGCCTGGCGATATTGCTTCGGCTCAGTTCTGGGTTCATGGTGAATCGTCCCTGTATATAGGGGTCTCCCATATACTTATCTACATCTGGTATACGGTTCATATGTAGCATCGCTTTCTGATTATATACCGCTTCTTCCTTCTCACAGATAACCGTAGGTCTTTCACATAGGGTAACACCCTTATAAGAGAAGTACCCATTTGGCACACGTCTACCATCAACGGTATCGTTAAAACAGATGTTAGGATGCCTATCTGCGGGCACTGGAGACCAGCCATCCCCCATCTTATTTTGAAGACGGGTGTTAGGCTCACCATGGATGCTGTCTAGGATTAACGCATAAGTCCAGCCCGGGGGCGCTAAGCCTTTAAACTTGTCTAACTCAGAGCCATTAGGACTAAACGTTAGGTCTTTAAGCTCGTTGATTCTCTCTTCTAACCGCCGGCTATCATCGTAGCGCATTTTCCTTGATTCTGTTCTTTCTGTCATGACATTCTCCTTTTAATAAGAATAACCTTGGACACCTGCACCACCTGGTCCACGCTTATAAGGCGTCTCCCGAATCTCTTTATCTCGATAGAAGGCGTAGTCTTTTGGCGTAATGCCAAAGGCATTTACAATTTCCATCTCTTCTCGAGTAAGAGCGGGGCCTCTATCGTTAGATGGTTGACCAGGTTGTGCACTGCGTCTAACGGGCGCAACCGTTGATTTAGATGGGTTCATGGTTAATTCCCTCCTTCCTTGGGGTTTTTGTTGAAGACTGGCTACATACTCATTTATTTTCTCGAAATACTCTTCAGAGCCGATAGCATCTGGCCTGCCATTGTTATGACAGTAGACTTCTAAATGAGTGGCATAGTTTTCTACGGCGTCTACCAATCGCTTGTCATAGTATTGACCTTCCGGTTTAAACCATTGCCAGTTCTCATTTAGCCAGTTCGCAGAAATAGCTGGGTCTGCTCTAAGGGGCTGTTGCTTCTGGTGCTCTTCTTCTAGCTTTCTTCGGTTCTCATTATAGATTTGCCTGGACTCTTCTATCTCTGCTTGTTGCAAGGCGCTAGCTGCTTGAGCGATTTCTATATCTGCTTCAATCTCTGCTTCTTCGTTTCCCTCTTGCCTAGCCCTTATCTTTTTGGCTTTAGCATTCTCTAACTCAAGCTTTGAAGCTTTGTTGACGAACGAACCAGCGACTTTAAGAGATTCACTTACCTTTCGGTTTAACTCTTGGTTGTTTCTAGCAAGTTCTGAATTCTCTCTCTTAATTCTCTCAAGCTCACTTAAGGCTCGATACTTTTCTCGATTAATTTCAAGGATGCGCTCATCCGCAGAAGGACGTGCCCTCCTTTTAGGGGATTCTTCATACTCAGACTCACTAGACGTTTCTTCGGAACGCTTCCCTAACGACTCTTCTAATGATTCCAAATCATTTAACGATTCACCATCTGATAATGATTCTTCTAATGATTCCAAATCATTTAACGATTCACCATCTCTGTCAATTTCCATATTAGATGTCTCCATTTTGGTTAATTTAACTCTGTCTCAACCTCAAACCTTATTTCTATAGGAATTTCATAATCATACTTATAAGGAATCTCATTAGACTGATTTACTAACAACTCTCCTCCTGTATCAGCCTTAAACTTCTTTACTATCTCTTCAACAGACTGGGGATACCATGGTTCTTCTTCTTTTTCTTCTTTATTGGAAAGTTCGATACAATCGAACAATTCTTTTACCTTATTGCGTATTTTTTCTTTATGTTCTTCAGAATCAATCAAAGAGAGCTGGTTATTTTTTATATAATCGTCTCTGATGAAACGCATATACAAATATAACAAAGATAAAAACATCTTCTTGTCATTCTTGTCAGGCGTTGCATCTAAAAATTGGGATACGTTTGCCTCATTGAGAGCGCTAATCTCAGCCTTAGACAACTCTTCCGTCATGTGTTCTGCACCAATTCTTACATATCCTTCTGGTGCAGGCTGAATGGGTTCTATACCGCCCTGAACTTCGATATCCTGATTTGGCTTATCCTTTATCTCTTCAATATTTACCAATTTGCTCATGCTGCTTCTGTCCTCTTCAAAGGCATTAAAACGTCTTCTGGGTCCTTAACAATCATTTGGGCATGCTCATCAATAAGCATTTTAAAAGTTAACCCTTTAAAAGGCGTTAATAATCCAGCAGAGGGGGAAAAGGTGATATGGTCGCCTACCCGATAAATTGGCCCATTGTATCGTGACTTATTGCTCCTAAATACATTCGGACCCATGGCGCAGACCAACCCTACGTTGCTGCAATAATTGTCTCCAATCCTAGTGGAAGAAGGAATGATAATCTTAACTTCCTCTCCCTTATCATTTAATACTCGTTTTCCCTCAAAATCCCTAAAGTAATGCATCTCTCCCCTAACGCAAATCTTTACTAATACTTGAAATCCTAAAACCTCTGGCAGCTCCATCCCTAAGAACTCTTCAATCTTCCTCTGGTCCCATAGCCTCTCCTCATTTGGATAAATCGGTGCATAACTTAAATCCAAATTAAACCTGTTAAAAAGCTTGTTAGCTAATGATATAAATTTTCCCATTCTCAATCCCCAAATTTTTACCAAAAAAGTTGCTACTCATTTCCCTCAATATGTCAACGCACTCATTTATTCCTAACAGCTTCCCGCTTATAAACTTGTATTCTTCCATTGAACTAATGACGCCAGAGGTTAAGCGGGTACAATGCTGCATCCGCTTTTCCTCTATCTTATAAATAAAATCTTCTAAAAACTTCTGATTCATCGACCACGCTTATTGCTAATAGGGTTGCCATACTTATCCGCCTGGTGATGACGAATCTTTCCAACACCTCCTGCTGCAAACTTCTTTCTAACCTTCATTCCCTTAGGCTTAATTGCCTTAGCCTTCCTTCCTTTCACTGGCGCACGCTCTCTTGGCATCCTCTCTTCTCGTCCTCTCATGTGGTCATAATCCCTCTCTTCTCTATAGGCCATCCCGACCTGACCACCTTTCTTAAATCCTAAACTACGTCTTGCTCTGCCAAATAACTCAGCACCACTTTGACCCAAACGATTTAAAGCTTGCTGTGCTTGAGGAGCATAGGTTCTAGCTAATTGCTGCGCTTGAGGAGCCATTCTCCTGGCAAAGTCATAAGCAGACCTTGCCCCTGAGCTTAATTGTTGACCCGCTCTTCCCGCGAGATAACGAGCACTTCCAGCAGCCTGATTAGCGCCCAGTCTCATCCTGTCCCTGAATCCCATTTGTCTATCATTCTGTGGCATATAGTTATATCCAAGATTTCCGCCACCTCCTTGACCGCCTGCCTCTGCTGCTGCTTTCTTAGCTTCTGCATCACGCTGAGCTTGTAACCAATCCGGCACAGGTCCTTCTTGAACTTCATCAGGAGACCTACGACCCCCACTAAACCCAATGTCAGGGTGACCACCACCACCTGGTGTTTGTCCTGCCTGCTCTCCAGGCACTCTGGCCCAAAACGGTGGCTTATTATTTTCGTCTCCATCCCAGCCATAGGGATTGGGCGCGCCTCCTACGAAACCACCATTGGCATATTGTGGTACGCTACCTTGCCGTGCACGTTCTATAAAATCTCTATGAAGCGCTTGAGCCGATGGAGGTATTGCATTAAATCGACTAGCCATTCGTTGGTCTGCAAGACTCTGACCTCCTACAAACCCGCCATCTGCATACCCTCGAGCGCCATAGCGTCGCGCAAGACCAGATGCCATGTCTCTAAAACTATTGGCATTGCTTTGTAAATTACCGGTACTTCCCATTCTTTGATTAAAGTTTCTTTGTAGATTGGGGGCCACCGTATTTCCATAGCCTCTCAAAAAGGTTCTGCCCATGACTTCATTTGCACGTCCCGGAATAGACCTAATGTAGTCCATCATTTGTGAACCGCTTGGCATTTGGTTATAAGCCTCTCTCATCCTTCCAGGAATGTTCCGCATGGTGTCTACGAACCCACCATCTGCATAACCTTGGACGTAACCGCCTTTGGCGTAGCAACGTTCACCTCTGGTCTTCTTTCCGTGATTTCTCTTTCCGTGAAAACCAGAAGCAACCGCTGTGCTCTCATTCATCCGTGGATGAGAACGAACGACCTTTCCGCCCTTTTTAAACTTTTTTCTTTGATTGCGAGGTGTGGCGCATACTGGGCGATTTAAGTCTCTAGCGCTTAATTCTCCCTTCATTAACCGTTGCGCCTTCTCGCGCATCGCATCTTTACCTTGAAACCCTGAGAAATAATTTTCGTTTTTCATAATGACCTCACTGTATAATTGGTTGATTACCTAATTTCATCTTTTCTATTTCTATTTTGTTTTCTGCCAGCCTATCTTGTGAGTCCATCTTTAGGCGTTCCATTTCCTGCTTCATTCTTTGAATTTCCATTTCATTTTCGTTTCGCTCTTCTGCTATCTTCTTCTCGGCTTCAAGTTTCGCCATTTCACCTTCATACTTAATCTGTGCTTTAAACGCTTCTACCTCAGCTCTGAGCTTGGCATCTTTATCCCGAAGCTTAGCTTCTTCACGCTTCTGCGCTATTTCATTCATCATCACTTGGTTCGGATTAACTTGCTGATTCTGTAGTGCCTTCTGCTCTTCCATCTGCTTTTGCTCAGCTTCCATCTCTTGCTGGGTCTTCTCCGCATCCATCTGAGCTACTGCATTCTGTATCTCAGGCATCTTCTGCAATTCCATAACATCCATCTGTTGTAATTGCTGAAGCTCTTCATCCGACTTCTTCTTCTCTACCAATAGCCTTTGAACTTCTAGTTGGATTGGGTCGGGTCTTAATGGAAATACATTGGAAGGCGGCAACCCCATACTCTCTTGAGGCGGCATCATCGCACGGCGTTGCTGTAGTTCCGCTAGCTTCTGCTGGAACTCCTCTTGCTTCTGCTGCATCATCTGGTTCAAGGCCTGATAACATTTATGATGCTGAATGTTAGCTTGCAAATTAACATAAGCTTGCATGTTCGACTGCACCATAGGATGTTGTAGTAATCGATTTTTTATCATCACATGTGCGTCGTGGTCTTGAGGGAATGTGGCTTGCAGAGGCTTGTTTTGTAATACCATGGCCACCTCAGAAAGAGGGTCAATAGAGACAGGCTCAGGGGGCTTTGTAAGTATTCTATCTATATCCTGTACATTCATGGCGGAATAAAGCCGTTTAAAGACTTCTCGCAAGTCGTGGATATCGGGATAGCTCTGGGCAAACTTCAATAGAGACTCGGCATATACCAATCGATGAATGTGAGTTAAGGCGTTAACATCTGATACCGGCACGATATGAATATCATCGCTAAAGTCACTGCGCATGATAGAAGAAGAGCCACCCGGCACTGAAAAGACATAGGGGGTATCAGGAAGATATTTAGAGAACAGTCTAAATAATAGCTTGAATTCTCGTTTAAGCGTGGTATGCAATGACCTGAGGATAGTGGAGATAACTTGTTTTTCTACTTCCAGCACTGCCAAAGTAGTTCCAACTGGAGCGGTGGCTCCTAGCTCTGGTATCTTGCTTTCAGCAGTACCACAGATAGTGAGGTTTTGTTGTGATAGCTCTGTTTTTAATTGGAGTGCTTCTGGGGATAGATTAGGATAGGGCAATGGCATGAAAACGTCTTGCAACGGCTCTTCTGTATCAATATTCCTCCATTCCCCTGGCATGATAATAACGTTGTTATCTTCTGAAGAAGCGCTCTTCTTTTTAATTCCTGCTGGTAAGTTCTTGAACTTAAGTAAATCAATGCTTTGTCTTAATAGAACCGTTGAGGCGATGGAGTTAGACCCACACAGATGGGCTTGTCCGATTCCGTAAAGGCCAAAGCCTGACAGATAGTAATAATGTAAGAAACATTCTATCCTTCGGAACTTCTCATCCTGTTTATCCCAGTTCCTTTTAATGCAAACCGTCTTCTTAGTCTCACGACAGATAGTAATGGTATAAGGCCTTCTGCCCTCGAACTTTTTGTCTAGCTTATCAGCCAGATAGTCTGTGTGTACTTCTAGGTAAACAAATTGATTCTTGTTCTCACTATTCCCCTTTGTAACGCCATCCATCTTTTCTATTTTCTTACGGATAGTCTGGGAGTCATCTTCTGAATCATCTGACACTAGCGGAAGGTTAGAGGGCAGATACTCTCCAGAGGCTTCCAGCATCTCTACGTCTCTACGATTCAGTTCCATCCTATGCGTAATGCGGTCTGAAGATAATAGGGTGGTAGTGTTGATATTAACGATGATGTCATGGGGTTTGATGAATCTGGATTTAGGCATATTATCCAGGGGGTCTTGATAGACTTTCTTAAAAGCAGAACCCCAGATGCCAACATAATTAAGCAGCCTCTCAAAGTCTGGGTAATACTCTTCATCGATAGAGGTTAAGTAGTGATTAGAGAATACTTTGACTCTCTCAGACTTCTGCTCTATCTCTTCTGTTGGGTCACCAACAATATCTATCTTACAAGGACCAGCCGCAGGTAGTAGCTCAGCTCTGGCAGTAGCACAGAACCTTAGCCAGCAGATAGACAAAGATGAGTCATATACCGTGCTAAATTGAATATCTTGTACTGAGGAGCCGCTTTTAGGTTCTGATATCGTATAACCTAGATAGGTTAATCCAATCTTCCCTACACGCTCCCACTCAGCCCGTGACTTCTCATCTTCATCGACTTCCTGAATCAATTCATTGGCGATAGCGTTGAGCTCGCCTTCTTCTAGATGTTCAGCCAGGTTCTCATAGAAGTCATCTTCCTCAGGCTCTTCAGGCACTGACAGCTCAGGAGCTTGTAAATCAGTATTATCCCCCGGCGGTATGCCATCAGGCATAGAGTCCATGGAGAATGGGGGTTGCTCCTGCACGATATTCCTATTTAGTTTGTTGAGTCATACAATGATAAATAGGTATTTAGTTAGTGTCAAACATTACTTATGTGATAATACAAACAAACTTAGGGGGTAGATTAGCGTTAAAGGACTTTAGTATTTGATTTTTATGGATTTTTTAATTTTTGTTGGAATAAAAATGATTGGGTAAAGGATTGGTTTTATAAAAAGGCTCTGCGTTAAAGATATTGATGTTTTTGAATGGGATGTATGGGATGCATGGTTCATTAATAGTTGAGGTGGTCTTGGAACCAAAACAGCTACAGGGGACATCATTTTCTGGAAAGCAATAAATCGACGCAAATTTTTTACAGAATGGACATTCTTTTAGGTCTGACATTCTTTTATTATCCCTTTACACAGTTTTCAGAAAGAATCATCCAGAACATTTGGCCTGGGAGCACATCTTCTTTTAGAAATGGATCTACAATCCCTATATGTCCTTTGGATATAGAGTATTGCCCTCTATTAATTTCATAGAACATATTATCATTATTAAATTGAGTAGCTTGTGATACATTTACTTTTTCTCCGGGCTTTAGCTTTTCTTTGGCTACCATCGCGCAAACCTCTTCTTTAATGAAAACATATGCATAACCGTGTAGATCAACATTATTTAGATTCTTATCTAACAAGCTTCCTATAGGATTGTCTTTTATATACTTCTCATCTATCAGGCTTCCTAGAGGATAAAAAGGTCTTGGTGAAGAAAGTACGCTCTTATCTTCAAACCTTCTATTAAAATAAATTATATTTCCCATAAGCTAACGTCCTGAACGTTAAGACAATGGCCGTCACTAAGAACGGCCACAGGTATTCGTTCTACTCTTACACCTTTAGGCTGGTAGACGAATAGGTAGATAATACATAAAAAAAAGGTATATGAAAAGTTTTTCAGGCTTAATCATATACCAAATGTCTTTACTTGTAACATCAAAGTGTATAACATCAAAGGAGATACAACGCATGAGTTTGTATCAATGGGGATTATACCTGGGGGATTTTTACTTGTCAAGCTTTTATTTTTCTAATTCCTCATTTTGGGTCTTCATGAAGAATGCACCTATTAAGGGCATCAAATATCTTTTTTGGTATTAATAAACATTCATCTTTTAAGAGGTTACAGAACTTATTGTAATCAACCAACAGTTTTACTTCTTTTTCTGGCTCTGTAATTTTTCTTGCTTCATTTTCAATTTCAGATTCTTCTATAAAATTTAGTATTTTACCTACTGAACAACATGAATAGCCATTCCACACTGCACCATCTTCCAACATTAATTTAAATTTGTCATAATCAATTGTTACTTTTTTCATAACTTAACTCCAGCCACCCGATAAAGATCAACTGCCTTCTTTAGGTCTTGGCCAACCCCTTCACCCTGTTGATAACAAAACCCAAGGTTAGCTTTTGCTCTTGCATACCCTTGGTCTGCTGCTTGTTGATAAAGTTCTATTGCCCTCTTGAGGTCTTTAGTGACCCCTCTGCCAATGTGATAACACCAACCAAGGGTACATTGGGCGTCTGCCTCTCCATCCATCGCCCTACTTTCTAATAAAATGATTTCTCTTTTAGATATCGACATACTATTACTTCCTTTTTCATAAAATTTATTGCAAATTCCAAGGCTGAAGTTCGCTTGTCTCCTCTATATCTTTGCACTCCGAACCTGACCTGAATGGCTCTTTTTTATTCCGCTTCTTTAGAACAACAACCACTCCGACTGGACAAGCAAGTGAACTATCAGCATATGTAACCCCAAAAGGTAAGCGCTCAAGTATATCTAATGGCTCAATCGTAGTAGGTATATCATCTTCTGCTAAATGAAAATCTATTTCAGCTGATGGGTTATTTCTTACATCAGCATAAATCCTATCGAAAATTTCCTTAAAGCTATGTATGTTCACCACTATCTCCTTATCAGGCAAGTAAGTCCCAGTAATTTTCCATGAAAACCTTATTGAATTCTGGTGGAACCTCAGTTGTTTCACTGAACAACTTTTTAGCAAAATTGTTTAATATGAGCATTTGTTGTGAACTATCTATTAACTCTAATTTCATGCCGTCCTCTTATTAATAAGCCTCATCCACTAATTTTTTAATGTCTTCCCAGTCTTTCTTTTCGAGTGCAACATAATAAGTGTCTTCGTTATACATTTTGTCCCAACCGCCTGTTAAGTCAATACACTCTGAATAATCTTTAAATTTATCATACAATTCTTTGTTTTCATAATGCTCTAAAAGTTCATCATAAACTAAACCAATCATCAAAAAGTCATCGTTTTCATCGTTATTTTCTAATTTTATATTTAATGTATTAGATCCATATAGCGCTCCCACCTCCCAATAAAGCGTACCAGACGGTAACTTCAAAAAATCTTTACGATTGTATATTTTCATGAAATTCTCCTACCTGCTGCTTCATCCTCACAAAAGTCCCTAAGCTCTTTAAGCTTCTCTCTTGTCTCATCTAGTGTAACATCACTCAATATGTCGTCTATCTTCTTAAGCAGCTTAGCCTTATCTATCCCATTTCTCATGATTCTAGCTTTATTCATATCTAGCACTTATTACGCTTTTAATAACATTCTGAAACCCTAACATCTCATGAGGATCAACATTGAAAGTAATTTTAGTATAATTATTGGCTAACAACTCATTTTTACCAAAGTTAATTGATACTTCATAACTAGCATGATATATATTACACTTATTATTCTTTACCCACTTAACTGAAAATTCAGCAATATTATCACCAAACTTAAACTCAGATATTGATTTCACTAACTACCTCCTGTTTATCAATTCAACCATTTATCTACTATCCTGGAAACAATAAATATACCGTTTATTAAATTAAAAGCAAAGAAAGAAAAACCTGAGAGTTTAACAATAGTTGGAATATCTATTGTTAAACTCTCAAACTCAAACTTTGGACTACATAAGAAAGAAACCAACGTAATAACAGTCATTATATCACCAGCTAGTTCTTTTAGATACCATAAATTATTCATCCTTATTTATCCTTTGTATCGTAATCATTCATCATTTCTCTAATGTTATTTTTTATTTTATTCATACTATTATATGTAGTATTTTTAATGGTACCTGCCTTATATATTATCATGTCAATTTCACTTGATAGTATGTTCTCCACAACTTCTATATCATATAATAAACTATTTAATTTTTCATATATAACATTCATCTCTTTATTCATCATTGATTTTTTTACTTTCTCCACATATTCATTCCCAAAATCCTTTAAATCATTATATATCTTATTAAACCTGATCTTATCCTTGCTCTTATCAATAGACATAATCCTATTCCTCTTTGTTTCTGTTAATCAGATAGCGAAAACCCATCATTCTTTCAACGTTATCTATTATTTCATTTAAATCAACACTTACATTCTCTAATAGACATTTCTCACAATGTTCCTTAAATGGAGCATCAAGAATTTCTACAAACTTTTCCACCATGTCATCCTCAACCCTTTCTATATCTACGGAGCCTCCAGCCCTTTTTAATTCCAGCTTTTCAAGAAATTCTCTTCCAAGCTCCTCTAAATCCTTCTTTACCTTGTCAAACTCGGTTAACTTATTTATAGACATCACTACACTCCACAATTTGACTAGCTCTAGCGCCGGAGCGGCACTATAACATTCTCAACTTTGAAAAAAAATACCTCATCAGAACGCCTATGGGTATAGGAAAAATTAATAATATATCCAGATTTAGTCATAAGACTTGCGCTGAGGTTCTTTAGCTTATCCTCGTACTCCTTAAATAAAGCATCAAACTTTTCCAATATCTCCTTCTCAACCTCTTCTAGCTCTAATGAGTCTTCACCCTTTTTAAGTTTCATACTGTCTCCTCAGTTGGTACCGATTTGTCACCGACTCTTAAAAATTGGTAGGTGTAGAAATATCTGTTCAAAATGTTAATCATAAAACTTACTTAAAATGACAAATGTATACGTCAGTTCTTTAACTTAGGTTTACCGAGTAGGATATAGCAATATCTGTCAAATGGCTCATAAGTGAACATTATAATTTCCCATCCTTCTTCTAGCTTTTTTAATAGCTCTAAGAACTTACCAGAAGGACGATTATAGTCAAGAATCTCCTGTAAGCTAATCTTAAATAAAAATCCTTCGAATGATGAATCTACATACGAACTAGCGAATTCCAGCGGAATCTTAGCTTTACTACTAATACTCATTTTTATAAAATTTAAAAGGCACTTTATAATTCCCCCGTTCTGACTTATCTCTAGCTCACTATCTTCATCGTTTTTACTATATTCCTCTTTTTTCTTAGGATTCTTTTTATTCCAGCGCTCTATTGCTCTTTTCCTAGTTTTATGAATTTGTAATATACTAGTACAGCATTTATCGCTCTCACATCTTATATAATAATGAGAAGTTCCCTCACCATCCTTGCATGAATTAATTTCAACCTCAGAACCACACCTTACGCATGGACGAATATTTCCTTCTATTGGCTCCTTATTAAACTCTCTACTACTCTCTTCTCTACTATTCTCTATTTCCTCGAATTCTTTATTAATTTTATTAACATTTTCTTCAGTGAAGGCACTATTTCTATTCCAGACTTCTATTGCTTCTTTCCTAGTTTCATATAACTGAGTACCGCATGAACAGTTCGTACATCTTACACAATAAGGCTTTTTCCCATTCTTAACTAAAGTAGGTAGATGTACCACCATTTCAGCCTTAAAATGACACCTTAAACATCGATAAATCGCTTCTTCTGGTTCCTCATCTTCCTCTTTTTTATTAATATTAAATCCTGGTCCATCATTCCAGGTATTTTCTTTATTCCAGAGCTCTATTGCTTCTTCCTCAGTTTTACATACTCCACTAAAGCATTCACAGCGCATACAACTTACATAATAAGGCAGCATCATATTATTTGATAACCTAATTTCAGCCTGATGAGCACAATTTAAACATAGATTAATACATGGATTAATATTTTCCATCACTTGCCCCCTACCTCAATGAAATACAACATACAAGACCACTCCTAATGTAACAATCATAAAAACATAAGACCCATATAAAGTTAATTCAGTCGTATTAATTACTCACTATTTCATAAAAATTCATTAATAAGACGTTTTAATAAAAATACGTTTTAATAAAAAAAACCATATTAACCAAAAAAGCCAACTCATAAATATTCATCAATAAGATATTTAAGAAGAATAAGCCCCTGCATTACTAACAGAAGAAAAAAAATAATTACTGCTGCTGCCATCAATATCGTTATAACCATCCCTATTACTTTTAAAAACATCATAAACCAGCTCATTTTATTTCCCCATTACCCTTTCCTGTATTACAGCATTCATATAATCTTCTCCAACCATAAGATAAAGAGTATCCAAGTAAGGAACCACTAAACATAAAGATAAATTTATGAAAAATAAAAAAACAATCCATTTTAGTATATTAAATAACTTATAGAAGTTAAAAGGCTTTAGGTAGCTCTCATTCGGACAAGCAACCATAATAAAAGACAATGTCGCACATAAAACACCGAGGACAGAAGCAATAAATCCAGAAACACCACCAATGTTATCCATAGTAAATACTCTCCTCATGCTCCTCGTTAGCATATCTTAAAATTACCATTAAATTTTGTATTTTTTTATCTAACGATGGAGGAAAAAGAACCTGTTGAGGAATTGGATGTCTAAATTCATCAAGCAAAGCTTCGGAAACGGTTCCAGTATTATCTAGTAATAAAACAATTTCCTCACAAAATTTCCCAACGTCATATTCTACAGGACGTTGTTTATATTGTTCATATAGATTTCTGATTTTTAAAGCGAGCTCATCTTTAATTTTTCTATTATCCAGTAAAACCTTTAATGAGCGTATTTTTTCGTCTCTTTTCTTAACTGTTCTGTAAACACCTCTTAATGTTATAAAAAAAAGAAAAAGAAAAACTAATCCTGCTTCTATTTTCCATTCAATAGGGATACCAATTGTACAATAATTCATCTAACCACCTTTAATTCTCTTCACCAGTCTTGTTGATAAAGCTGAACTCTGAAGCTTGTTGATAAAGTTCTGCTGCCTTATCTAGGTCTTGGGTAACTCCTACCCCATGTTTATAACACCACCCAAGGTTTGCTTTCCCCTCTACTAACCCCTGCTCTACGGCCTGTTGAAAAAGCTTAACCGCCTTCTTTGGGTCCTGGTCTACTCCTTTTCCCTCTACATAACAAACACCAAGATTGGATTGTGCTTTTGCATGTCCCTGCTCAGCTGCCTTTTGATAAAGATCAGATGCTTTCTTTAGGTCTTTAGTGACCCCTTCTCCAAATTCATAACAAAGCCCAAAGTTAAATTGCGCTCTTGCATCCCCCTGGCTTGCGGCTCGCTGGTAAAGCTCAGCTGCCTTCTTTAGATCTTTAACAACCCCTCTCCCATCTGCATAACAAACCCCAAGGTTATATTGCGCAGCTATTAACCCCTGGTCTGAGGCCTGTTGAAAAAGCTCAACTGCCTTCTTTAGATCTTTAACAACCCCTCTCCCATCTGCATAACAAACCCCAAGGTTATATTGCGCAGCTGCATACCCCTGATCTGCGGCTTGTTGATAAAGCTCAGCTGCCTTCTTTAGATCTTTAACAACCCCTCTCCCATCTGCATAACAAACCCCAAGGTTATATTGCGCAGCTGCATACCCCTGGTCTGCGGATTGTTGAAAAAGCTCAACTGCCTTCTTTAGGTTTTTGACAACCCCTCTCCCATCTGCATAACAAACCCCAAGGTTATATTGCGCAGCTACTAACCCCTGGTCTGCGGCTTGTTGGTAAAGCTCGGCTGCCTTCTTTAAGTCTTGGGCCACCCCTTCGCCATTTTGATAACAAACCCCAAGGTTATATTGCGCAGCTCCAAATCCCTGGTCTGCGGCTTGTTGAAAAAGCTCGGCTGCCTTCTTTAAGTCTTGGTTAACACCTTTCCCCGCTGCATAACAAACACCAAGGTCACATTGCGCAACTGCATCACCCTTTGCCGCCCTGGTTTTTAATAAAGCGATTTCTTCTTTAGACATCATCATACTATTACCTCTTTAAAGCCAATCAGTTAACACTTATAATTCATCTAACAACATTGCCTTCTCTGACATACCGGTACCCAGTATCTCTTTAATCGCCTTGGCTGGAAACCTTATCAAAATATCATTCTTCATCTTCTTGTTCTTACCGCTTGATAATATCTGCACATAACCAGATCTCACCAAGTTGTTTAAAGCCATCCTGGTCGCTTCCTTACCCCTTCCTACCTTGCGTCCCAACCACTTAATCGACACCCGTACGCTAATATCACCATTACCATAAGCAGAACTATATAATTCCAACCAAATAAGCTTAGATAGGCTACTTATTGAGTTGTCTTCAAAAAGGTAACTCATAAAAACATAAGGTATCTTTCGACCTTTGACTCTATTGATTATTCCAAAAAAATCTTCTGACGAACATACACTCCTATCACCATCCATATCAACGCTTTTTTGTTCTACATCCATACATTGTTTCTCCTTTAATCGATACCAAGGACTCTAAATCTACCCCCAAAGCTAAAGAAAGCTTCTTAGAGAACAGCAGTGAAGGCATCCTAAGGCCACGCTCTATCAAACTAATGCCCCCCTTAGACACTCCAGCCATCTTAGCCAACTCTTGTTGCGTTAAGCCTACGGCTTTCCTGTGCTTTAACAGAAGCTCACCAAAGTTTTTTATTTTAACCATCATTCATTTAATCCCATTTCACTTACAATAGAACTATAGTTTACAGTTGTCAACACTTTTTTAAAATATTTTCACTAAATTATTCTTAGCATATTTTTTAAAAAAGTGTTGACAACCTAAAAACTGCATTCTATAGTTCTACTATAAGTTAACGATTGTAAACAAAAGGAGAGACAAACATGATGAATGAAACAACTATAGAAAAAATTGATTGTCATTTTCAAAATGATTTTTCTTGCAAAAATCATTACTTTAAGATAGATAAATACTCAGCGTTTCCTTGGAAAGATATGTCACTAAATGTGGTTAACTTTAGCTTGTATCTTACGTCGAAGACGGGCGACTTAGACGATATCGAAGACTATATATTTAGCGCATGTGCGCTCATCGAAGATAAAAAGACAGGGAAAACTGCTACAATAATACTCGATGAAAATGAGCCTGCTTCCCTATATTGTGGACATATAGAATCCCAAGGAGAAGGCGATGATAATGTCATACAAATCGACATGAAGCTAGAAGATGGTGAGAAAGTTTATGATGAAGATGGTGGTGAACTATCTGAGATAGTTTCTGGACTTAATTTAAATTTTATATTTTACGAAGCAATTGATAAAGTTAAAGAACTAGACTTGGTTTTAAAAGGCGATGAAGATGAATAGTTACAATGATTATTTTGATGACTACTATAGGAGACAACATATGATGAATGAAAGCATACGAGAGTATATAAACGAGCTAGAGAAAGAGTTAGTCATAAAGGAGGAAATGGATAAGGGTCTAGGGTTAGTGATTTGGGACATAGAAAATATTCTAACTAAGCTTGAGACTGGTGAAAGTCGTGTTTATGAAGCTAGAAGATATCTTGGTCCTACCTTAAAACTTTTAAGAAAAATGCGATTTCAACAAAATTAATAATAGGAGGAAAGAAGATGGATAGTTACAATGATTATTTTAAGGATATGTGGTCTTGGATAGGATGTGAGGAAGTGAACTGGAACGACAGTGAGCTGATAGAACAAGAAGCTAGGTTTAATGATGAAGGAGGAAAATAAGATGGATAGCAAATTAGGATTATTACATCTTGAATCGTGGGCAGGAACAACAAAAGACCCAGTGGAAATTCTAAAAGAAACTCCCAAGCGCTATAAAATAAGATTTTTAGGAGAAACGTGTTTTCAAGGAAAATTTACCAATGGAAAAGAATATTATGTTCCAAAATACGCAGTAAGTAAGGAGATAGTTAATGTCTAAAAAAATATATAATTGTAGATTTTGTAAAGCTCCAATTCCTAATGATGAATTAAAAGATGTTACTATTGGGTATATAGTACTTCCGCTGTGTGAACTTTGTCGCAGCTTAACAATAATAGAGTTTATTAACAAATCCTCTTCTCGTCCTGCCGATTTCTTTGATAACCCAACCATCTCCGATAACCCAACCATCATTAAATCTATAATATTTGTAGGAAATTTAATCCTTTCAGAAATAAAGGAATTAAAAAAACAACATCGTATAGGTAAAAAAAGAGAGAAAACTAAGAAGGCCAGAAATTTGTTATAAAACCTTTCACAAGTTTAATAACTCATTTTCACAGTTAACCTGAAAATCAACAACCTCTAACAATGTTTTAATCCTATTTATCTCCCCCTTCCTTATCCTTTTCCTACTTAATAGCTTATCAAGCTGTTCTGAATAATACTCACGTATGTAAAGCAGCCTCATAAGCCTACTTACAACAGGTTCTCCCTCTTTGCGAAGTTCAGCAATGCCACAAAAAGCCATTTTCTCTTCTATAGTCATATTTTTTATTCTTTCACAATCTTTAGCCTCCATTAGCCTCCCTCTCCTTTTCCAATTGCCCTCATAACCTCTTTATTTTTCATCTCATCACAAACAATAGAATCATCAATAATTTTTATGGCTATCTCAATACGCTTTAAATCACCCCTATATAACAACCTTTTCCACCAACTATTTAATATATATCTCTTACTAGACAACAGTCGATACTTTAAAATGTTTTTAAGTCCTATTTCTAATTCTCTAAAAGCATCTGATTTTAAATAATCTATTGTCCCATCTAACGTGTGACTTCTGTGTCCCATAAAACCTTCTCCTAATCCTTTAAAATCTTATTCTCTATTTCATACTTGTTATTTATAGTAATTACCGGACACCCCCCCCTCTTCAATACATATGCCAAGGTGCTGCGGTCAAAATCGCTGCCAAAATGTATCAGCCTTAACAGACATTCCTTGGAGTCTTTAACAGAACTCACCGGCGTGAAACCCTCCTTATTATGTATCTTCTGAATAGATAAGTTACAAAACTTAGCGACAAGGAGGTAATCTTCGGAGGTCTCTAAAACAATAAAATCATTGCGGAATCTTAAGGAATCAATAATCTCGTTGTAAATCTCTTCTTTACGTGCCAACTCATTAAATAAATATTCATCATCGCTGGTCATCTTATATTTTTTTAGTTTAACCGATTTTTCTTTTTTTTGTCCGTCTTTGGATATAATAACCTTTTTAACCTTTTTTTTCATTGTGTCTTCCTTTTCCAATTGCCCTAATCACTTCAACGCTTTCAAAGAAACAGCTTAAATTGTTATCTTCTAAGAGCTTATGATAATTGTCAAGCAAATCTTTAACCACCTTCCTACCTTTCTCTGTAACGAAAACTTCTTTCCACTTGGTAGCATGCCCTTTTTTAGCTTTACTAATTCGACTTCTATTAACCTCAACATAGCCTTTCCTGGCCAAGATAAAAGCGTTTCTAAAGATAGTGGTTCTATCAAAGAATACTTTTTTGGAAAATGAACCGATGTTAATAAAATCA